ATGAATGAGATTATCGGATGGAAGACGCCGAGATTTCATCAGGCCTCTGAATGCTACGTTTCCCTTTCTGCTTTCGACCCGGAGAGAGGTAAGTTTCATACAAAGAAGTTTATGCTCGGGCATATTAAAGGGAAACGTAACCAGCGTCAGTATGGGGAGGCTCTTGTTAAGAGATTAACAGAGAAATTAGTGCAAGGTTGGAATCCGTGGGTAGAGATGGTGCAGCCTCTTGAATATTCTTCTTTCGATGATGTGTGCAGAAAGTATGAGGATTATTTATTCAAGTTACTCAAGGAAAATAATATGCGCGAGGAATCGGTAGCTTCCTACATCAGCAGATTAAAAATACTGCAGAAGTGGAAGATCAAGATGAAAGTCAATCTCTTTTATACCTATCAATTCGACAGCAGACTTGTTGGTCAATTTTTAGACTATGTGTTTGTTGATAGGAATAATACGATTCGCACGCGCAATAATTACTTATCCTGGTTAAAGACCTTTTGTAAATATCTTCTTGAGCGCGGATATATTTCACAAGACCCAACGGCAAGTTATTCTAATGTTCACCGACGTGGAGAACTCAAAAACCGCGATGTAATACCTGACGATGTTCTATCAGACATCAGAACATGGCTCATTGAACACAATAAGCATTATCTTCTGGCTTGTTACATTCTACATTATTTATTTGTGCGGCCACGCGAGATGAGTTTTCTCAAAGTAGCTGATTTTAATGTAGCAAAGAAAACGCTTTTTCTGCATGGCGCGAATACGAAGAATCATAATGATGCGCAACTGACAGTCCCTGATCATGTCATTAAATTGATGATAGATTTACAGATTTTTGATAGTCCTGGGCAGTATTATCTCTTTAGTAAGGATTTCAAACCTGGGGCAGAACGCAAATCAGAAAAGTCTTTTAGGGATTATTGGCATCATTATATACGGAAGAACTTAAAATTAACAGACCGATATAAGTTCTACAGTTTGAAGGATACAGGGATAACCAATATGCTGCGTGCCAATACGGATATACTTAGTGTGAGAGACCAGGCACGGCATTCGTCAATATTGATAACAGATATTTATACTCCGAAAGATATTCAAAAGGCTAATCAGCTGTTATTGAATTATGAGGGCGTATTGTAAAATTATTAATAAAATAGACTGCAGGAAGGAAATATAAACTTCCTACAGTCCATCTATCTTACAATATAGAGAAAAAGAGCGAGTTTTAAGCCTTGTATTTACTGATAGGATATATTTTGTTAGCAATACTACTCCAAGGCGGTGTTGTTTTAAAAGCATTCAATAATTGATCTTTTACATACATTATTCTTAAGTTCAAGGGAAATAGCTGATAGTTATTTTGAGGTACGATATCAGACTTTAATACTAAAGTATCAATGAACCTGGAATTATTTCTCCCAAAATGAAATTCTTTAATTTTATTTTCTGCTATTACAACAGAATAAGGAGTATGGATAGAATGTACACCTACAATTTCTACATTAGGAGGAAGATGAAAGAATTTAATAGTATTGAAATCACCTCGTGCCCAAAATTTCATATATTTAACAGATGTGAAATATCTACAGTCAAGATTTTTTATTACATTTAATTGCTTGAAAAAAGGTTCGATAGAACTTGCTGCTACAATTTCCTCCATACTTAGTTCTCCGTCACCGTCTTCATCCCAATTCTCCACACAGATACGCTTTACTTCTGCATCTTCAAAGCGAATCCACCATTTGGAGATGTTGAGCTTGAGCTTAGGATAGTGTGTCATCAATGCATCATAGGTATCGCGATATGCGCCTGTGGTGAGATTGATTGTGCCATCGAGCACCGGATATGGGTCATTGCCGTACTGCCCCTCAGCGTCGATGCCTTGGTATGTGCCGTCTACGAGTTGAGAAAGTTTATCAAAGGTGCGTCCATCGGTGAAGGTCTCATTGAAACCTACACAGCGCACGTAGCGAAGAGCGTGAGGAGTTTGCCCGACTTGTGCGTCCATAATATCGATAAGTTTCTTCACGGGTTGAAGGTTGTCGCAACCACTGACGAAGTAGCTCATAACGTTAGGTGCACACGCTTCTGTATTGCACTTCTCGTTGGTGAGATTATCGAGGTTCTTCAGCTCTACGTATGATGTAGTGGCTGGATAGTCCACCTCTTCCAGCGCACCACCATCAGCGAAATGGGCTTCCGTGAGCGAAGAGCCGCCTGCGAGGAACTTACGCAGACGATAGTTGCCACGCATATCAAGCGAGCCACCGAGCGTTGTGACGTTCTGAATATCAATCTCTTCTAATGACACCGTGTTACCGAGTGTGAGCGCCGAGATGAGAATTTTTACCTTTTGTTTGTCCTGGTCTCCAAGTTTCAGACGCTTGAGCCGCTTGCCAATGATGGAAAGCGTCCCATTGATGACGTAGGAAGACCAGTCGCCGATGTCAAGGAGCCAGTCGGCTGACTTGATGGAAAGCTGCTGGTCGGAGGTCCCGTTGATGTCAACCACTATCTCACACGGCTTGCCTGCATCGGTTCGTGTGCCTCGTATAATGGTTGTACCGTATGCTATCGTCGGATATAGCTTCATGGCAGGCGTAAGGCGAAGCACGATAGAATTTGTTGTAGCGTCAGCCTGTGCTGAGGTACGGACAGTGATAGCACCTTCAGCCGTCTTCGCATCATAGTCTCCGAAGCTGTATTTGCTCTGTAGATATTGAATGCGCTTCTTCACCCACGCTACCTCAGGCGACTGGCCGTCACCGAGCGACTGCCCGAGCGGATCGGTATCGTTCGTGTATTTGCCCTGCAGCATAGCAAGCTTCATCTGCTCATAGAGCTTACCATCCTCGTTATAGAGCATGGACGAGAAGTTATCAATGACCGAGAAGAAATACTTCTGGAAGAACGCGAAGAGCTTCTGCTGGTGCGTTCCCTTCTGTAGCCCGCCCAATTCCTCCATCTTGGCCAGCATGCGGCGCATCATCTGCGCACGCTCTTCCGGGTACGCTTGTTCCATAAGATTCCACAAGACGGACTTTTCTCCATTCCAAACAGGAGTACCGTCCTCGTATGTATCGTGATATTCTACCCAGTAGGGTTTTTTCATCAAACCTTGATTAATAACTGTAAAGATTGTATCAAGGTCATCTTGACGAAATCTCCATTTGCTCTTTGCCATATTATTCTACATTAAAGTTATAAGGGTATGTGTTCTTAGTACAGTTGTCTGTTGCAGCTTTTGCTTCTACGTATAATTGATGATAGAGTAAGTCCATGATGTCCCAGTACTGTGACTGCTCAGTACGTAGCTTCTGAATACGTGCTGACTTGAATAGCTCATTAAGCTTAACGACATCACTAATCGAATTGAATATATCCTCCGTTAATCCGTACTTATCTCCGACTAACTGCTGCCGAAGATTCATCACGGACACACCGCTATCGAGTGTTGACGGACAGAACTTCTTGTAAAGCGAATCATAATAGTATAGGTTGTATTGATTTAAGTCGCCTTCCTTTGCAATCCAATACTCGATATGCGTTGAATGTGGGGCTGCATTCAGTTCGTCCAGCGTACCGTTGAAAGGCTCGATAAACGTATTACATTGATATACGATGTTATAAGCTGGAATATACGATTCTATAAGCTGCTCTGCCCTCTGACGGGTCTCATTGTCTGCTGTTGTCTTATCATCAGCAGGTAAGTCTGCATAATCCAAGTCCCAACAGTTCTCCCAAGAGAGTTCAGACACTTGATACTGGTATGCTTCCTCCTCCGCATTGTAGCGGATGCGCCTTTTGTCCCAAGGCACCTGGAAGAGCGTCAAGCGTGGTGAGTTGTCCGAGCCTTCAATAGAAAGCAGGTTGGGGAATAAGTCCTTATCGTATCCGAAGGTAGCTGCATCGCCCTTGTCGGGTCCAAGAGTGAACAGTCCGCAGAACTTGTATGTAACCGTTCCATCGTCTGCTGTCTGCTTTTCGAAGCCTACGAATGTTTCCTGATAGATAGATACTCTGGCTTCGCTGCTCTGCTCTATGCCCTCGTTGGTTAGTCCGCATGCCTTCCACAGATCGGTGAATGAATTGACACCGCCTAACTTGTGATACTGCATGGAAGAAGCGATGTTCTTCTTCGCCGTCAGCTTCGATATCTTCGGGAGATTCTTAAATAGCTCGAACTTCTTCTGTGCCGTCTGTCCGTCCTCGTATATGATGGTCGTGTCTTTAGCCACCTTTGCTTTCCAGTTCCAAAGGTAATAGAGCATAGACGAAGTACCTTGCCCCTGTAGCTGAAGGTTGGTAATCGTGAGGCGGTTAAGGTTGGTATTGCCGTCCTTTGGATATATCTCCAGTGTACCCTTGGGACGATACGACTTTCCGTATTCATACGCAGGCAGTGGTTTATCGAAGGTGAAGACATTCACTTTACCACGTACCTTCTCGAAGTCGACTGTGGTACCGAGCGTATCGTATATATCATTGTCCAGCTTTTCAGCACTCTTTTCGCCTACAGTTGCGAGCGCATTGATGTAGTCCTGATGCACGTTGGCAGCATCCATTGCGCTATCATAAATACGTACTGAATAGAGGTCAACGTCCGCTTTATCCGAGCCTATAACTATCTGACCTCCGTCTGCCGTCTGCATGCTATCTGTAAGCAGATAAGCGAACTTGCGGGCTTCGATGCCATCAACATAGAGATAGACAAGGTTCAGATAATAGGTGTTGCCGTTGAGCACGTAAGTGTACTTCTTTGGAGAGATAACGAGTGCCAGACGAATGCGTACACCATCGTCCATCTGCATAGCCTGCACGTCAGCGTTATGCTCACTACGAGTGGCGAACATAATTGACGATGCTTTCACCTTCAGCCCAATATACTGCTTCTGATAAGGTACGGCAATGGATATGCACTCCGCGTCATAGTCGGATGTGTTGTTTATCTGATAGTCAATCTCGATAGTCTTTCCTGATTGCGCTGCTTCTTTGGCGAAAGGCTTGTAATCAATAGTGAGACGTGAGCCTGCTGCAAGGCGCAGCGTGCGTGCACCAGCTTCGTCCGTAACCCAGCCGTCACGAGAGAAAGATACGCCTTGCCATTCAGCCCCGACCCTTTCAGCAGTTATCAGGTTTTTTATCACGGCATGGTCCGTATCCGTATTATTGCGATTCTTTGCGTTGAAAAAGAATACAGCTCCAGCTGTTGCTGAATAGCCTTGCGAGTTATCTACGTGGAACGGGATAGCATCACGCAATCGAACCTCGTCTGAAGGGTGAGTTCTGAAACCGATTAACGCTGTGAAATCAGAGTTATCGATAGTCTCGACCTCGAGCGAAAGCGTATACTGCATCTTTGTTTGCGTAAGTGTGTTCTCTGACACATTCTCTTGCAGGACTTCGTTATCTTTCTTCATCAGGATTGAGAGTGGCGTTGTAACCGCCTTACCGTCATATACAGCGTACTCCAGCACCTTGTTTTCATACCAGTTAAGCAGCTTCTCTGCCTTATTGTTTACGACTACCATCTTCACCGCATCGTTGTTAGCGACCGCCATAAAGTCGTAACCAACTGGTGTAGTCTGAACCGTGTTATCTTCATTAGACAGCCAAGCAGAGAGATGGAAAAGACCTGTCTTATTCGTGAATGGTACGGTGTAAGCGACAGGCGAAGATGTGTAGGTTGCGGTACCGAACTGACGCTCATACGTCTGTTCGTAGCCCTCACCTGTAATCTTCACGTGTAATGTCTTCGAGATATTACCGCTGATGTAGCAAGGTAAAACAATGTCGCCTTGATAAGCCTTCCACCAGTTGAACTCTGATATAGAGAGGAAGAGTGCTGATAACGTGATAGAATAGACCAGCGCAGGAGAAGTCTGACCTGTAACCTCACCTGTAATCTTTACCATGATATTATTTTGTCCGCTTTCGAGGAACTTGAACACGTCAACAGTCGTTACAGTATTAGACTGACAACGTCCACGTGCCTTAGAGACGAAAGTTCCATCGCCTGCCTTAGCAAACATCTCGTAGGTGCCCCATTCGCCCGTGTCGACATACTCGGTCTGGCCGACATCCTTAGTGCGTGAAACAAACATAAACTTGATTGGACACTCACCTGCTGACTTAGAAGCCGAGAGCGTGACAGAAGGCGACTGGTTGACCGCACGCAGGTAATATAGAATTGTCTGCTGTTGACCTCCACCGCCTTGTCCGATATTCAGTTCGGATAATCGCATTGGACCCCACTGGTCGCCACTCCACACTAAGACACAAGTTTCCGAAGTGAGATCGTCTGCTTCGATGTTCACGTTTGAAAGCTGACCGAGAGAAGGGCGGTTTTTTGCCACAACTTTCTTTATACGTTCTTCTTCATTGTTAAACGCATCAACGAGGTCGTTTATCTTGTTCGGAATCTTGTTAAACTCGTCGGCGGTGAGTTTCTTGCCAGTTGTTTTATTTTCTATGTAGAGTTTATCCATATAGCTATAAGTTAAATGGGAAAGTGTAAGTGAAGCGTTCATTACCACTAATCTCAATGCCATATGTAAGCGTGAGCGCATGGCAGACGATGTCGTGTAGATATTTTCCACGTGCCATGCCTGTTTGTGTACGTGTTGTATCTTCAACGACTTTCACTTTTGCCTGTCGATAGTGTTTATTACTATCGAGTTGGCTGGCTCTTATTTTCAGTTTAATATGTTGCAGCATCGGCATTGATGATTTCATCAAGTATAGGGTTCAATGCAAGTTGAACGATAGCCGTGAAGTTTTTCTTTAGCACCTCTTTCACAGCGATTGCTGTCTCTGCATCGAGTGTAGCACGTCCTACCTTATATATATCTAAGGCTGTGCTGACGGCTGCGATACTATTTGTACTATAATATAATACATTTGCCATATCCTTGGCGATATCGACCTTTTGGGTTGTGCCATCAATATTTTTAATCTCAAGTTCTTTAAAATTAATAGTTTCCATTTTTTATTTTTTAAAAGTTAGACAATAGTATACAATAGTAACCTGTAGAAGGAGTGAAACATAATGCAAACCGCTTGACATCACAACTACTCATGAGAATTTGAGAATTAGACGCTTCTTCATTTTCACGATAATATTCGTATAATTTTTCACCACCTATTCCTACATGTATTTTATTCTCCCTAATCGTGCCGACTCCATAGATGCGTCCTCCTTCAGCAGACGTTGTCGGTGTTGCTGCTTTGCAAGTCGAGGAGAAGGATATCTGATCAGAATCTCTGTCAATTATGATAGTGAAAGGCACGCAAAACGATTCTGTATTGTCAGTTATTCCCAGCTGTTTGCGAACATCCGAGAGCGTAGGATAGAAGAATTGAATTCTTTTGCCTGTCGAGTTTTTTAATAAGAACGTGGTTGCAAAGCTAAAGTCGATGACATTTGTATCTCCTTTTTTAGTGTATTCCATAAAATATCCATGCTCAATGATTCCTCCCTTGACACGCAGTGCACCCTGCAGTTCGAGAGCAACGTTGCGATTGATAACGTTATCAGAGATAATTTTAGCTGCGGGGCGGTAGAGGTCGGTACCACTATTCATTTTTCTATAGATGTACATTGCAGAAGCACAATAGGCATCTTGATTTCCTTTTGATGTTGGATCAGATCCTCGCCCAAAGCCAACTTTGAGATGTGCTATATCACCAGCTGCGAAATAGCCTACTTGTTGCTCGAGTAGAAAGGAAGAAGAATTCAGATACACGAAGTTTCCTTTTTCTTCGGACCACCATTTCGTATAATCGCCCGTATAAAGTCCTTCGTTTCCTATCGTAAAAGGCCCGATTTCGCCCTTCAGTGCAGTTACTGTTCCAGATATGTTCGCGTTTGTGGCCGTAAAACCGTCCATTGAGACGTTCCCATTTGCATCGACGACGAATTTATCATTAATGATAGTTTTTCCTAAGAAGTTAATCTGATCAGCATTAAAGAGCAATTTACCTCCATCTTCGCTTGTTGTAAGCTTCAGTTCTGCAGACTTCTTTTTTTCTCCAGAAGCATCATACCAGTCAGAGAAAAGGGTTAGTGAACCATCTTCACCAGCTACAGAACGCATGAATCCTACATTTTTAAATCCTTTCAGATTTCCTTCATCATCCCATACTGCGCTGTGTATCAGGTCAGAGGTTCCTGTCAGTGACGTTACTACGGCATTAAATCTTCCTTGCATTGTCAATAGTGATGTTCGCTTTCCTGACGAGATTGCATTGAGCAGGGTATTCAGTGTGTTCTCATTGCCTGCGATAGCCTGTACCGTTTTTCCTGCCAGCTGCTTGATTGCCGAAATAGGCTTTGTGGTATATTGCTGCACAGGCTTCCAATGCTTGATGCTGAAAGGCTCGCCGTTTTTCTTTGCCACGACAGCACGCAATACATCGTTACTATACTCTACAGTTGTGTCCTTGTAAGTTGCGTTCACCCAAAGGTCGCCCTCATCGTATTCTTGTTGCAGTGTAGGCTGTGCCACAAAGACGCGCCGTTTACCATCTGCAGTATCTTGCGCGCGATTAGCTGCTTCGAGCGATGTGAGCACATCTGCATCAGTGATTTCCTCCCAAGTATAATCGCTGTCTTTTTTCGTAAAAGCATAAGCACGTCCGCCTCCTGTTTTTGCGAAAGAGCGATTGTAATATATATCATTTACATGCTCATTCCGTGTGAAATCATCTTGCCATTCCATTGCAGGTGCGTTGTTGAGAGACGGCTTTTCGTCTCCAAACCAAATTACCATTTGTTTGTCGCTTTGCTGTTCGACAGCGTTAATTTGAGATTTCAGTGATGCAAGATATTCTTCAATACTTAGCTCGTTGCCGTGCTCATCAGTTACCATCCACCAAGAACCCTCTGTTGGACTCATCTGTATCTTAGGCTTCGGCAGCGAGAAAGAGTTTATGCCGACATACATTCTGTAATACGGACTACCACTTCCTGCTGCTGCCTGAATGATAGCATGCTGACGTGCAGGGTTCGTCTTGTTGCCCAGTGTCGACACCTCATCGCCTATGCGTGGTTCGTCGCTTCCACTTGCGTAATCGTCAGCGTTCGTGTTATCGCAGATGTCTACATAGTCAGTACCAAGACCGAAGACACGCCGGTGATAGTAGTGATTAGCCATTGCACCCTGTGCACTAACGAGGTTGAACGTCTCACAGTAAGCGTAATCGTCCATACCCATCGTATTGCTGACCATACGCCCCTCACCGTCCTGCTGCGTGAAGTAGCATCGCCAACCGCCCTCAATCTTCTCAACTTTTGAGATAGTAAAGCTACCAATCGAATTGATAATCTTACCATTGATGTGCGTTGACTTCATCAGCTGCACCTCTTCTGCCGTCAGCTGCTTACGGACATGGAAGTAATCGCCTTCGAAATGCCAGTTACCTTGTGCATCAGGATAGATTGCAGCACCACTTGCCTCTTTCACATAGTTGCCAAACAGGACCGAGGTCATGAATGATATTACAGCCCTGACCACAGAGTCTTTATCTGTCCTAACTATCTTCTGCCAGTCTGGGCTGTCTTTGTGCAGTGTTTTTGCCACTTCTGCAATGTCGGCCAGGGCTGCATTTATCTTCTGAGCATCCAAGGTCAGATAATTTCCGGTCCTGTCAAGCGCTTTTAATACCGACATATTGTCGTGTTGATGACCAAAGGAACCATCACCTTTATAAGCAGACGTTATTTCGCGTGATATCCATGCAAGAATGGCATCTGCTGTCGTAATGTTCCATTTGTCAGCATAAGGACTTTGTACAGGGAAGAGTGCCCCACCACTCAGCGGTAGCCTTTCCAGCTCAACCAAGCGTGGGGCGATGGTAAAAGAGCCTATATCGGGTATTTTGATATCAAGTTTATGGGGTTCAGCTTGTTCTGTTCTTTTGAGATTGAGATAAGGGCGTGCATCGGCATACTTATAAGTAAAGGTATAAGACGAAGGAAGTTCTTTTTCCTGCCAGCTGACCTCGCTTTCTGTGACTACGATGCGTCGTACATGATTTCCGATATAGAGATACTTTCCGAGTGAAGGGAAGAAGTCAAGCAGCCACTTGCGTTCCTGATCAGAAAGAAAACCTGTGTTCTTTTTGAACTCACGCGCTGTATCGACTCGATATTCTTCTGCATCGTTTTCTATCTCTACGATGTTGTGAGTGTGTTTCGCCGTATTCTCCGCATTACCATATGCACGGAATGTATCAATGCCTCCTAATGAGTTCTCGAACAACACCCATTGTTCCTGTTCGCTACGTATATCGGTCGCATAGTAGCGCTGGATATAGGTGAGGCGTGTGCCCGAAGTGTCTTCTACCCACACATCATAATAAGAAGGCAATTTGTTGAGTTTCCCGGCAATGATTCCATATTGTACAGGTATAGTCCAGCAGGACGCGCCGGAGAGAATTGCCAATGTGAGGTCGTAGGGTTCATATTCGCCGTTGTTGTCAACGTAAGCACGGCATTTTACGATGCAGTCTTCTACAGCATAGTAAGTGAGGAATTCGGGCGTGTAATAGGTGACAGGCTTCATGGTGGGCTGCCAGGTGAGGAAGTTCGCCTTCAGCCAGTTTGTCGCTGTATCGGCAAAGCTATCTATACCTGCCCGCAGGACCGTGAAAGTCCACGATTCAATATTGTTGGACTTGTCTTCCGCAATCTCTACTGTGAATTTACGTGCGATGTTTTTCTGTCTATAGGGGGTAGAGGAGTCTTGCAGTTGAAAGGAAAGCAAAGGGGTAATGATGTTTTCCATATCAACTTCTATGCGTTTAGCCTTGTTTGGGGTATATATGTGCTGTACGATTATCTGATTCGTTTCAGCATATCTGAGCACGAATGTAATCTCGTTGTTACTTGAAATGACAAAGTGGTTCATCGCGCCAGTCATGCTTAGCGCTTCGGGTTTGAGAAGAATATCCATTTTTAAAAAGATTTAATGCGAAGATAGTGCAATATTACAGAAAAGAAAAGGACATCATCTTACTTAGGGACACATTCCAACCACACTTCAGTTCGTGTGTATTTCCATTTAGAGTGTCTCCAGAAAGAAGCATGACGGGTTTTCTGCGAGGTAAATGATACTTGCTTGCCATAGGGTTTCCCGAGATATTCTGCTGAGGGGATAGGAGGATAAATCGTCGTGAAGGTTCTGTTTTTATCAAGTCCAGCGTTCTCGTAGTCGCTGCTGCTCACTTCCGTCTGCTTTTCATGGCCCACCCATTTATAGGGTGTATCCATAGCTTTCAGTTGCTGATTGACTATTGGCGCATTGATTACAGGCTGCATGAGTGCTATGGTGTAGAGTTGGGATTCAACCGGCTCATTTTTTCCACCGAGTGTGAACTTTAGTTTGTTGAAAAAGAAGGCCACGCCCCGGATCATTACTTTTGCATAGGCTGGCAGGTTTTGCTTTTGTGACTGCGATAACAATAGTTTTACTTTCATCTCATGCAGTGAATTGCGCAAGAGAAGGTCGTAATCACGATAGAACTTTTCAAAGATACCAAAGGGGCCATTGTAGTAGAGTGCATAATCGAAGATTTGTGGGTGCTCGGCATTGTGTATATCGTAAGCAGATATCGTTCCTTCAGGTCGTCCTTCAGACAGGTAAGAAAAAGCGAGTATCGTTTTCTGTTTGCTTGCTGATTCAGAAGCTGTTTCCTTATCTTCTCCTGCAACGACCATTTTTGAATTGAGAGAGATGTATGCTCCGAGATAGAGATGTTTTCCAAAATCATAATTGACTTCATTGCCGTCAACCTTTGTTTTATAGGAAAGTTGTCGAAATTCAGGTATGAGTTCTGAGATTTTAATCGTTTGTGCTTCAAGGTCCTCTCCGGTGTTGTAGTCTTGTGAGGCTTCTCCTACTTTTGTGATTACTTCATAGTTCCCAGAGAACCCCTGTTTGTAGAATGCCCCATCGACGGGGTTGAAATAGGCCCCTGGATTCGCTTTTACCAAATCATCCATATCGTCATAGGAGTCAGACAAATCGGTGTCGACTTTATCTGCAGCGGAGAGGATCAGTCGTTTGTAGTCTTTTTCAGCTTTATAAGCCAAAGTTGGTTCCTGCGTGATGCAATTCGTAAGGTCTTCGGTAGGCTGAGCCGCGAGTGCTTCTCTCAAGAAAATTATATTTGCCGTGCGATTGCTTTCGTCGGATGTAAATTCACAACAGAACTTTTTACGAAAGACGGCGATGAAATCAGCACAGGTGGTGTCGGGTACAAGGTCAGCCACTTTTATCTTTCCGTTGACGAGTACATCCATGACGTTGTTCATGACGACCATCTTAGCGAAAGGTTCTGTCTGTGTGAAGAAATTCTCTTGCAGGTCATAGCCAAAGTACGCAAAGATTCGTTTCAAGAGGTAGTTTGCGCGTATGAAAGGTGACATATAATAACCCGGCTGAAGCGTGATAGGCACTTCACCAACATATTCAGTTCGCTGCACGGCATTATAGAAGTCGCAGCCTTCCCCTTTGTCATCGGGGTTGAAAGCGGAGAGTGTCGTGACATTGACGAGCTGATATTCATTGTCTTTCCACATCCATACTTCTTTAGATTCAAGTGCTTTTTCTTTTCCATACGCATTGAGCATCTTATAGTTAAACCCTGTTTCAAGACCAGAGTCATCAGTGATCAGTGCCGGGAAGATAGCGTAGTGCGGATTAGTGTTTGTGCGCAGGGAGCGACAAAACTCAATGCCTTCTTCAACAGTGTTGATGCCAGGGATGAATTCATCTTTGAAGATATCCTTCAGCTTCACTTTCTGTATGCGCGAATAGAAGGAGCCGTCGTTGATATAGAAAGCTGTTGAGATGCTCCCCTTATATTGTGCCGAGAGCACCATCTGTCGACATTGTGCAAAATATTCTCCGTCCTGAATGGCCACATCGGCAGCCGTCATTTTGACGCGTCGACCGAAGGAGTCGGGGAAACCGAGGATCCTTCTATTGCGCTCTGAAGCAGGAAGTTCGAGGGGTGTGGTCTGTTCGCCAAAGTCGTTAAAGAACGGATTGGTGCGTTCGACTTGTATTTGTGTGTCGGGGCGGAGATTGTAGTCTTCACCCTTTTCAAGATTTGTTATTCGCATGATTTTAAGTGTTTCAAGTTGACGCGTAGGTGTTTATTATGCTTTACTTCCAAATCGACGTGCTTTGTCACGTAGCTGCTGCTTCTGCTCAATCTCATCAATAGCGACAGAAGCAGGAATACCCTCTGAGACAAGTCGGTCGAGGACGGTTGTGAGTCGTCGGATGAGTTCATCCTTTTGCGGATCTGCGTAAGCTGTGTTGCTCAGGGCAGAGGGCGTGTGACTCGTAAGTGTTCCTCCAGCTGCACGCCCCGAGGCTTGCTGAAGGAGGAACTTGTTCATGTCAAGGGTGCGAATGGTTCCTGCACGCTGTGCCCGATCGATGATGTCGATGATAGGGGAAATGGTAGGGTTTTCCACGGCAGCATTGGATGCCACCCACTCCTTGCTCTGGCCATAGCCTCCCTCACCGACGATGACCGTCGGTTTATCGACGAAACCTCGTCGGTTAGGTTCGTAAGCAGCATGGAAGCGTTTACCGTCTTGCTCGCGTTCAATGTCGATGCTACCTCCAGACTCAAGCCCTGTAGCCACGCGCGCCCCTGATGAGCTGTTCGCAGCAGTCCCTTGCATTGTCATTTTCTTGACCTTGTTGCGTTCGGCCAATGCAGCCGCGAGTTGTGCCGTACCTGTGACGGCCATGAGGGCAGCTGCGGGGATGCCTGCTGGGAACCCGAGCTCTGAGAATGTCTTGGCAATTGCAGCAGCCGTAGACGCGATGATTTGCGATGCCTGAATGGCGAAGTTGACATCGGCATATTTTTTTTGAATTTTCAGTTTTTCGTTAGCCTTTTTCTTTTCGAGTTCTGTGGTGTCTTTGCCTGCATTTTTAGCGGCTTCAATCTCGGCATCATACTTGGCATCGACATTGGCTTCTTCAGCCTGCATGAGTGCCTGCATTGCTCCAGAGGTGAGGTTGGCATAGTAGTCGAAGGCTTCTTTCGCCTTTGCTATCTTGAGGTTTTTTACGGCTTCTTCATACTCCTGCTGTGAGATTTCCTTGTTCTGCAGGTGCATTTTGAGCTGTTCGAGTTCGGCATTGTAGAGTTCCTGCTGCGTAGCCAGTCCATACTGCTGGCGGATCTGAAGGCGGTGTTCTTCTGCCTGCTGATCAAGATTTGTAAGAGCCTGCTGACGTTCCTGCTCATTGAGTAGGATGTCCTTTTCTATCTTCTTGCGACGTGCGGCATACTGCTCTTCGAATGTGTCAAGCCCATACTCCTGCTTTGCGTGTGTTTTCTCGTCCTCTGCTTTTTTCGCATAGTCGGCGATAATGGCAGCCTTGGCTGCTTCGTAGTCTGCGGTGACTTGCTGCTGTCGCTGTGCATCTTCTTTAGCGAGTTTTAAAGAGGCCTGATAGTAGCCGTCGAGGACGAGAAGCTTGGCATCACATTCCTGTTGTAAGGTTTGCGGCGCAGCCGGCGCAGTGCTCTTCATGCGTGAGAGGGTGTCATAGAACAGTTTTTCGGCATCGAGGTAGGCGTTGTTGACCGCTTGTTGCTGATTGGTGACCGCTTTTGCCTGCTGCTCTTGGAGTTGTTTTCGCTTTTCGGCATCCTTTATCTGTAACGTCTGTGAGCGCTGTAGATAGGTTTGTTCGATGGTGAGCAGGTTGTTTTGATGCTGAATGTTGAGTGCAGACTGTGAAGCATTGTATTGTTCCTGTGTGAGGCGTTTTTCGGCGAGCGCCTGCCTGAGCACATTGAGGTCTTGGTTGTAAGCCAGTTTTGCGGCGTCGAGGTCGGTCGTGCGATCGTGGTTGAAAGACTTGGCTGCCGTCGTGTCAGGGTCGGCAGTTTTGTTACCCTTTCCTTTTGTGCTCCCTACTGTTTTATATTCCAGTTGTTCCTTTCTCTTTTCCAGTTGTGCAATCTGGCTATCAATAGCCTTCAAGTCTTTGGTGTCGCCGACTTTGACGGTGAGTCTTTTTGCTTTCAGGGCATTTATTTTCTTTTCAATCTGGTCGAGCATAGCTCCAACGGTTCCAAGACTATGGTTAGAGTTGTTAATATTGGCCACTGCATCTTGTTTGAGATCCTCTCCGAAAACTTCTAATAACGATTTTCTTTGTTTTTCGATATCGGCTAATTCTGTCTTAGCTTTGGATAATTCTATCCCTCTTTGATTTAAAAGATCAGAAGTAGTGTTCCCCACAGCTCCCCATGACGTTGTATACGTATATCCAGCGCCTCCTTTTGCTGCTGCATCATATGCCTTTTTAGCCTCAGAAAGCTTAAACTTGGCCTGTGATGCAGCATCACCTAATTGTTCAAACATTTTTTTAGCGCCTTCGATTTCATACTTTCGTACTAATGAAGTAATATAATCGTCGAGTGCCTGCTTGTTTTCACGATATTTTCCAGTTGTTTCGTCAAGTTGGCCATTATAGTTGGGTATAATTTTATTTAATTCATTAATGGCTTTACGACGGTCGTCAAGGCTTAGTTTTTCATCGCGTGCAGCAGCTGTTAATAATTCTATCTTAGATTTTTCTGCAGTAGCATTGGATATGGCTTCTTTTTTAACGTCGTTAAACATCTTTTGTGCTTTAGCTGCAGCATCGGTGCGTTTACTAAACATGAGTAATGCACCGACAACGAGCGTGATGCCTCCAAGGATAAGTCCCCAAGGGCTGAGCTTAAGAACAATATTGAATGCTTTTTGTAAGGCAATAGAAGTGGTCATTGTCTTGTTGAGAACTGCGTGGCGCAGCACAGACAACTGTAACATTGCATTCTCGACAGCTGCTGCAGCAGTCTTGAGTTTACTGACGGCGATGGCGCGCAGGCTCCATAGATAAGAAAGTTTTTGACCTGCGACATAGGCAGCATAAGTGGCAGTAAGCAGAACAACGGCTTTCGTGAGTAGGACAAGAGTGTCGCGATGCTCGATAAGGTATTTGATAGACTTAATGGCTCCTATTTGTATCTGTCCATAAACATCAGAGAACTCTTCCTTGATGGGCAAAAGCGCCTCTCCAAGTGACCGCTGGGCATTCTCAAGGGCAACAGTGCGCTGTGCAGCTCGGTCGGCAGCGGAGATATATGTTTCGCCCGCCTGTGCAAGATTGTTTTCGACAATTTTTGCCACACCTTTCATAAAGTCACCAGTCTTCGCAGTTTGTTCCTTTATTTCGGCTGCAGAGAGTCCGAGGTTATCGAGGATCATAGGGGACTTACGTCCAAGACCTGTTACAATAGAATCGACCATATAGTCGAGGGATTGTCCCGTTTGTTGTGCCTTAAGCTGGGCAAAGGATAGATACTTACCCAGGTCTTCGAGGGGGATGCGGAAGTCCTTGGCTTTAACGGCAGCTTTCATCAATTCTATGTCTGAAACGGTGCCTTTGGTGGCGGTGCGGAGTTTCTGCAGATAGTCGGTTGTACCAATTTTAGCGAAAGCGTGGGTGATACCATCGGCAGACTCCGCGAGTTCGATACTTTTGTCAACGGTATCTGAGAGTGTATTAAGAAGTGATTTTCCCCAGCCTACAAATGTTTCAATGCCTTTGACTGCAAGCTGACCCAAGAAAAAATTATTATATTCATCCGAACTGGCCAACTCTTTGAAATTCTTGGCATTCTGTTTTAGTTCGGCCATTCGAGCATTGACGGTCTTAAGACGACTCTCGAGTATCTCATACTGCTTAGGGTTAAGTGACTGGGAAGTATTATCCAGTTCTTTCTGTAAGGACTTTGATTGCTTACGAAGCTGTGACATGGTCATAGCATTTGTATCCAGGGAGCGTGTTTGCTCTTGGATGCGTGAGGTCAAATCCCTAATTTGCTTGCCAGTATCTTTATAGGAGGCAGCGAGTTTCTTATATAGGTCTGTCTCTTTCTTACCCGATGCTTCAAGTTTAACCATCTGTTGGAGTCGCTGCTTGTTTTCATTGCGAAGAGAGGCTGACTGAATTTCGAGTTTGTGAATCTCCTGTTGCGCCTTTGCCGTCTTGACATCAACGGTGTACTGGATTTCGTCTTCTGAAAGGTGCTTGTTTGCCATACTTATGGATTTAATGAATGTTGTAACTGATCATGAATGGTCTTTCGTACCTCATCCGTGAAACCAAAACGAAGTTGTGGGAAAGTTTCATGATAAAGAACTCCCCAAACCACGCGGTTATAAAGTGCTATATTGTGTCGTTTGAACTTGGCTATGCGATCGTTGCGATGGCGGTATGCCATGTCAAGGAAGCGAAGATAAGGTAAAATACGGACAAATACAGTATAGGATTCTCCTGAGATACTTGTATTGGAAGAATGCTTGGAAAGAGAGGTGAGCAGACGCCCTGAACGCAACTGATAATTGCTACGCACGACGGACTCCTGCGTAGCATAGATTTTGGAGATGCCCTGTTGAAGGGTATCATGAACGAACTTCTTACGAATGAGACTGTCTGTTACCATATTTGCCTTTTAATGTGCAAATATAATAACAGACAGTTATAATATAAAGGACAGTTTGACCTTCAGACTTAGTATTACTTAAGTAGATGCCAATATAGCGGTATTCCTATTATTGGAGAAAGAATACCACACAGTCCAACGTAGAACAATTTAATTGTCCAAGACTCACCATGAGTCACAAATGGCATCAAGATGAGTGTTATCAAAAAGAAAATAGCTTCTAAAAGTGCCATGTCAAATTGTTTTATACAATGCAAATATAAAATTTTATTATGAATAACACAAGTTATTCTTCTAAAATCTCCACCTCTATCACCTTGAATAATTCAAGAACGACTTGCGGAACCATAGAGTTTCCAAGTGCCTTTATTGATTCCTGTCGCCATCGGGTAAAAGGAATGGCAAGACGAGATACATCAAAGGATAGCCCATCATTTCCTCTACAAACAGGGGCGACAGTTGGGAAGTTCCACCACCAACCTTGTGTGCAATCTGCTCCGCCAAATTGCTCTGCTCCGCTTTCGTTTTCTTGTGCGCCTTCAGGTTGTCCATCGTCATCATTGACCTCCTGCCGTCGCTCGCCATCGGAGTCAACAGCCAATCTGACTTTCGGAACATTTCTGGCAATCTTTTCTGCTCGCCGTTCTTCCGACTTCCCTTTGTCCGCCCTCCCTTCGCACGTAGTTGTCGTACTCTTTTGCTGTGTTGTATCTCTACGGTCAGTGGCGTTGGCAGCAGCTCCTGCGGATAGAATTTCTGTCTGCCGTCCTCGCATACCTTCACCCCCTGTGTTACAGGAGTTGGCAGCATATCTGAGTACACTATCTGACTCAGCAGACTGTTGTATTTCGTTCCGTTCCTGTATCCGTTGCGCTTTGCCCTGGCTCTCATCGATGCGGGATCTTCGCAGAACTCCCTCATGCATGGTGTCAGCAGAAGGTGTGGGAACATTCCTTCGGGCGATGAACCACACCCTGTCCCTTTGGTGTGGCGCACCGACGGCACAAGCCGGAACAACAAACGGTTGGACGGCGTATCCTTCACGCTCAAGGTCTGCACATACGGTTTCGACGACGAACTGCTGTTCCTTTCTGTATATATCGTCGTTCTCACCGAAGAGAGAGGTTGTGATTCCCACTTTAACTGCCTCGCAGGGCTGTACCATTGAGAGGATGCCAGCAACGTTCTCACCAATGACGAAAGTGGGCTGTACCTGCCTGATTGCTCGTAGCATTTCCGGCCAGAGGTAACGGTCATCATTCGCTCCAAGTCGCTGTCCTGCTGAACTGAATGGCTGGCAGGGGAAACCGCCTGTGAGCACATCGATTTTTCCTTGCCATTTCGAGAAGTCTGTTTTCTTGATGTTTTCATAACCGATTGAATTAGGATACCAATAATTGAGGATGGTGTTGCAAAATTTGCTGATTTCGCAGTGAAAGGCATTTTGCCATCCCAACCAAAAGGCTGCGAGCTCGGGTGCGCCAATACCGCTGAAAAGCGAGGCGTGAGTGATAATTTTGTTCATTCATTTCCTTGTTTGTTTGTCAATGGCAAAATTATATACTTCTATTCTGTTTGTAAAGGACACCTCGTTTCACAACGAAGTGCCCTGACAAACAAACATCCAAATGAATGGATGTTCTGGTAGAAAAGATATCATCGTTCACGGAACATCCACTTGAACTCTAAGCCGTGGGCTCCAGGGCGGTTGCAAAAGTCGAAGCCTGCTTGCCGGAGGCCTTTGAAAATCTGTGTAGGACTGACTTTTGCGGAGGGATCAATTTCCTTGATAGCGTCCACCACCTCGGCGGTAGAGAAGAAATGGGTGGCATCGGCAGGTGCTGAAGCCGGTCGATAGGTGGTTTGCAGGGCAGCGATATAGACACTGATGTCTGTGATAGGCTGCTCGGGGTTATTGTTGTTCTTTGTCATTGTTGTGAAGATTTAGAGATTAATAATCTGTGATTTCGGAGATTTCGGAGGGACTCTCCGGGCAGAGGGCGTTGAGAGTTCTCAGGTCGTCCTTGAGGACGCGGAGCGTTCGCAGTGTCTGGAATACACCAGGACGTGGTTCTCCAGACTGGTCGGCGAAGCATCCTGTATCATCGGAGAGAATGGTCGTTTCCAACTGCTCGAGCATGTTGAGATGCATGAGGAACTTGCCGTCGGCTACCATTTCGTTGAGTGCTGCAATCGTGTCTTGGCTGACGAAATTGAGTGCCTGGTCGATAGGGCGTTTCATCGTTTGCCTCCTTTCTTTTCAGCAACTTCATTAATACTCTTGCAGATGTTTTCACAACTTTCATGATTGAAACCTTCCAAAGAAAGCACTTTCTTATAGTGAAGACGTAGGACTGCTTCGGTGAATCCGTGAGTGGTACAGACATAGATATGGCCACTGCCTGCTTCGAGCGCATACCGATCTTTTGCCTTTGGTATGGCATTCAGTTCCTGGAGAAGTTCCTCAACAAACTTCTTCAGTGTAGGTTCATCAGCCATAAGAGTCTGATGACGACGCTCCATACACTTTGCAACAGGTTCAAGGTACTTCGGGGTGGAATATGCCTTGAAAAAATAATCAAAGAATATCATGCCTTGCCTCCTTTCTGTTTCTTTTCTGATTTGTTCATACGATAAACCAAGTAGGCTGCACAGAGTGCAGAGATTGCTGCGATTGCAGGTTGCTGCTCGACAGCGAGGGCAGCGAGGATGAGACACAAAGATAGGAGATTGATGCGAATTGCCAAAAGACGGGTTACGGGGAACTCGGCGATTTGGCTGTAGAAGTTGCTTTTTGCATTCATCCACTCTTTGAGGGAGAATGCGCGCTGCACGGTGCGGGTGGCATTGATTGTTGTTGCCATAACTATAGATTTTTGACATAAAGAAGCTGCGCTACGTGTTGTCAAAGCCTCTATAGCAGGACTTTCGGGGGCGTTTCCGCACACCCGACACGGCGCAGCTGTATTTTCTACCGAAATGTGTGGATACAAAAACGGCCGACATGGGTCGGCGGCATCTGTACCGCTATAGATGTTTTGACAAGGCAAAGATAGGGATAAGTTTTGAAAGTTGCAAATGTTAGCCTTGTTTTTTTTGTTGTGCTTCTGATGGAGCCACAGATTAAGAGACTTGATTTTGCGCTGTATCGTAGCACGTACGTCGATAGGCTGCAGTTCTTTTGCAGAACTTTCGAATTCAATTACTTGTTGCATATTGCACTATTCTAATCCTTGCAGTCGCCTTGATACGGGTGACGGCTGCTCTCCCCGTTGGATTAGAATAGTGCAATACTCCGAAGAGCATGAGAATTCACGAGGAGGCAGCCGTCATGTAAGGCTTGCCTTTGGGCAATAAAAAAGCCCGGCCAAAAGGCTGAGCGAATACCGTTCGCCCTACGGAGTTGATTACAACTATTCTAATCCGAGGGCAAAGATATGAATAATCCCCGAAACCTGCAAGGATCTCGGGGATTAATTATGATTTATTTCTCATCATATGTCGTAATTGCATCACATAACTCTTTCTCAAAATTAAGATGCAACATTTTTATATCCATCAATAGTAATGGAGCTATCTTTTTGTGAGAATTTGTTAATTCGTCTGATATAGGTCATTTGCCAAATCGTTAACAGATATCACACTTTCAACTTTAGTTCTTAAATCTCTACATCTTGCTACAATTTCTTCTTGACTCCTCCTTATTTCATCTTTTGTACTACGTGCCTTACGCCATATTTTTACTGAAGCAACAATAAAATTAGAAAAACTAAATAATACAGAAAAAGGAAGGAGATAGCTCCAAATTCCCTGGATAAAGATATCAATATTTTGAGACCAAAATAAAATCACAAAACTTATTCCAAATACGACAATAAAGGAAATGATTGCATGACGCAAAGATTCAAAGTTAAGAAACCTTTTCTTTGATTCTTCTGAAGTATTCCAGCCAATAGTGCAATAAATCAAGCTAAAGAAAGACAGAACACTCCAGAAACATCTAACAATAGAAGGGTATTGGTTTTCGAATCCCAATGATAGAAGTCCACTTACTCCAACAAAAAATAGAAACAAGCTAATTGAAGACACATTCTTTGCTTCACATACCTCATTTACTAATGATTCATGTTTGGCTTTTGTTTTTTTAATTTCTTCTAATAATAGTTCGCAATCACGTTTCAATTTTTCTACCATTTCATCTGCGTTATGGTTATTAATTGTTATGTGAGGGATTGTAGAGAGCGTGCCTTGATCAGGCAAAGCACTTATACATATCGCGAATGTTTTCTGGATAAAACACTTTAGGTCGAACACTTGATCACATAAAACCTTCGTGTACGTTTTGACATATTCAACAGCAACGAAAGCGATATTTAGCGTCGTCGCTAACTCAATGGCAGAAGAAAAATCGGATAAGAAAAGAAGAGACTGCATATTAGAATATGTTGTTAAGATCTATATGCTGTGCACGTTTATCTGTATACAATTTATCGAAGAACTCAGCGGTCGCTGTTGCAATCTTAGAATCATTGAAACTACATCGAGCAGTGCGTTTCTCTATATTTGTCTCTATACGATATCCTATATTGTCTACTACTGTGAAGTGAATTTCTTGTTTAGGCTCAGTTCTGAAAAAAGCCTTGGCGTTTGTCTCTTTTACTTCAATGTTCTTATTTTGTTTTGCATACATTGCTAACCTCTTAAAGAGCAAACTTTCTCTTGCTTTTTCTTGATTATAATTGTTTAAAAGGATACGCAGTTCACCTCCCTTTTCGATAAAATCGCTCAATGCAGATATATATTCAGACTGATTTCCTACATGTTCGTATAAACAACCTGCAAAAATTTTAATCGAAGAGGTTGCTTGATGAAATAATTGCACAAGAACTTCCAACGCATGATCCTCATCGGAGTTTAGGAAAATGCGTGTATCTTTGGTATCAGCCAAATACTTTACGAAGTCCCTATATTCATCTATGAGAGTTTTATTGCAAGTCATGATAATGATTGAGAATAATAAATACTATAATGCAAAGGTATAAATAACGTTTCTTAATAGCAACATCTTTTAGGCTTATTTTTACACTACGTAATGTTTTTAACACAATGTAAGATAAAACTGTATTGTATATTATAGATATTAGAAAGCCTCTGATATATTGTAAGAGGATTAATGCTTTTTAATTTGTGGAGCACACCACTTGAGAAAGTAAAGGTGTTTTTTTATAACCGTCAAAAGAAAACACAATTATTTTTTGCGTGGTGTATTATTTTTAATTATCTTGATTGATAGGAATGTCAGGGGAATCAAGTTCTCCTCCCAATTCTTTATAATATTGATATGTCTTGACAATATTATTTATTTCTTCAGAGGATATGGTTCTCGTAGTATATTCTTCAAGGTTAGTGACCTTCATTTTAACTTTACTCCCGACTCTTAATGAGTCTAAAAAATCAACAGCATAAGTTGACGGTATATCATAATAATTCCCTTTATAAGATTCGTGAGCCATATAAGACTGAATAATAATATCTGCAATTTTACCATCTATATTGAATTTAAACATAATGGCTCCGTCAATCTTCTTACTTTCTGAGTTTTGGATAACTAATCTGAATCTTTTAGCTTTACCATTCTCTATCTTAAAATATGACCACAAATAATCTTTCCAAACAGAATTGGGTCTGTTTTTAGGATAAATTATTTCCGGCATTCCACTTGAAAAAGAATCTCGTTCGATTATATATTCCTTGGTTAAATTAGAATAAATAGAATCGAATTGACGTCTTTGATTTTCCAATGCAATTTGTTGCATAGTTTTGCCTTTGTTACAAGCGCATAGTGATAAGCACACAACGAAAAAAAAGAGATGTAATTTCATAATATCTTTAGTTAATATTTCTGGTTCAAAGATACAAAAATATATTAAGAATTTAATGAATTGGAACGAAAAAAGCCCCTCGCAATGCGAGAGGCTGATGTGCGCCCGTAGGCGACGGGCGGCTTTTGCCTTGAATGGTCAACAGATAACCACGCCTAAATTCTTTCTGCAGCTCGGCGGATGCGGTCACTCAGATCGAAAAGTGAGCCACGGAGATGCTCTATCTCTTCCTCATTGAAACCGCCTGTGCCACCGTTGCCGTCGATACCGTTTAATTTGTGGTAGAACCACGATGATGACTTGTGGAAGTATCTATTGGCAAAGTCCATCCACGACACGGACAAGTTGATGTCTGCCAAACGCTGCTTCATATCGCTGACTACTACCGGCTTTCTAATAACTGTTTCCATTGTTGTATTCCTTTCTTTTATTGAAGCCCCTCCCCTTTTAGGGAGAGGCGGTGTTTTGTTGTTAATAGGGTTGGCGAAGCATTGAGTAGAACTTCTCGATGATGATTTCCAGTAATCTGGGATAACCGTTGGGATAGGAACGGTTGTAGTTTCTCATCTGCTCAATCAGGTCTCTTTCCTCGGGTGTAACCCTCATTGTTTCTGTTTCTTGTTTCATATTCTGTTGTTTTATTAAGACAATGCAAAGATACTATAAAAAATCGTATTACCCAAACGTTTACTATAAAATTTTGTAGTAAGGTCTATTTTTTAACAATATTTTATTCGTACTGCTCGCTTTTTGTGCCTTTATTCTATGTGGTATGAAAAGAGCCGGCGCAATCGCTGCGCCGGCTCGAGTTAACCTAACAATCTTATAAACCTAATAACTAAAAACCTATGAGAACATTTATTTGACTAACTGGTAATATCGTGCGTAAGTGAGGCGTGTGTGTGGGTTGCGACTGATGATGTCCATGCGCACCTGCTTGCAGCCGAAGCGGAAGAAGAGAAAACGCTTGGGTATGCGGTGGACGATGATGTCGAGCGTGTCGGTGGAAGATACCGAGCCTTGGAACAGGCTTTCGGATACACAACCAGAAAGGGATAGCCAAGCATCGTGCCAGGAGAAGCAAACGAGGCTGTCGGCAGGGTGCAGGCTGGCGGTGGCTATGGAAGCCACGTCGGGTGAGTGCCAAATAGGTGCTGTGATGTTGGCAGATGTGGTGGTGGCAGCGGTAGCAGCCTCAGATATGCGTGAGGGTTTGATGCCTACCTGACGGGCTACCTTTGCCAAGGTGTCGCCACTGTCCTTGAACTCTGATGGGCGAAGGGTGAGGGCTGTCGCAGAGGCATGGCTGTTGCCTGTATTGGTTTGGCTGATTTCGACCATACCATTGTGCAGCAGCAAACTTTGGTTCTGCTTGATGCGGTCGCGGTCGGCTGCGGTATCGAGGTAGAGGCAGATGAAGAAGACGAGGGTTGCAAGGAGTACAAGGAACGTACCAGCAGCTGCGCAGATGATTGTAAATCGTTTTTCCATTTGTTTATAGAGAATATAGTAGAAGAATAATGCCAAGCAGTCCGCCATAAGTAGTGGCGAGCGCATCGGAGAGTTCAGTAGAGTCACCATTGTAGTGCTCGTACCACTCATTGAACTGTAATCTGTGCAATGATGAGTCCACAGAGGTAGTGCAGGTTTTTATCAGTGGGGATAGAGGCTAAATGAAATATGGGCTTTCTGTTTCTTGTTTTACAAGTTCACGAACGTTGGCAATGAGCAGGAGTATCTGACGGAGATAGTCGGGCGAGGTTGCATACTTGCTGCCCTTATTATCACAGATACGACGGGCGAAATCTTCGGCGTTCTTGCGGTAGGGCCACGCATCAGAAAAGCCCGGCTTCTGAAGGAGGCGGGTGTGCTCACGGAGGCAGTCGGCAAGGGAATCGAAGTCCTTAAAAAGTCGATAGACGGTGTAGTACCAACGACCTGGGGTTTTACACTTTACGACAGAGACGACGCGCTCCGGAGGAAGGAATGTGCGGTTTGGCGTGGAGAAATACTCGTGGGTGAGGACGAGGATGGTTTTGCCGGTCCAATTGGTTCCTTTTGTGATTCCAAAAAGGTTGAAGTTCCCTATACGTGACTTTCCCCACCCACTTTCGAGGATGGCTTGCGCTGTGACGAACTCAGGGGCAATGTCGGTGGCTTGCTGTGCTGCTGCATAGATGTTGCGTGCAAAATCACGCTGTGCTTCTGTTGCCATAATCAGTCTTTTTTGATGTATTCGCCTTTGTCGTTAAAGTCTTTCAGACGGCGGACGAATGAGGTGGGGAGAATGGGATAGATAGCTTGTAGGTTTTCAACTATAGAGAAAGTTTCTCGCACCATCATGAAGACGCAGAGATAGGAGCCCATCCATTGCGTAGTACCGATGAGACTTCCCTGCACGGTGTAGTTGGTGAGGATGTTAGAAAGAATGAGCAGTACAAGGTAGACGGCTATTTTCTTCCCAAACTTGCTGAAGAAGGACTCACTGGAGACATCTTTATGAAGCAAATGCTTAACTACTCCGAGAATTGTGTCGAGGATTACGGCGATGCCTATCCACTTGGCGAACTCCCAATCTTGGAAGAAGTATTGGGAGACATCTGTCACAATGGAGAGTGGCAGGGAAACAATTGATATCATTGGTAACTTTTTCATTATGATCGAGCTTTTTATTGATGATGCAAAATTAAGCTGTCAAAGCCGTCGGGCAAAGAACTTCGTAAGGCTGTGCGTGTCGAGCGTGTCTGGAGCAATGCAGGAGAGCATAAGTGTCCAGCCGGCGGAAGAGAGTTCTGTGGCGACAAAGGGAATTATCTCCGCCTTATCGAGTTGGCCACGGGAGAGCCAATAGATGTTACCGGCATCGGCATCGGCTAACAGCCAAGCGTGAAGTTGCGCGAGTAGATGGAGCGTGGCATCGGAGGCAAGCATATATTCAGCTGCGTCGGCACGATTAGGCATTTTATAGGCAACGGTTACAGCCAGTCGCTGTGTGCATTGGTAGGAGTTGCGTCCGTCGCCGAGCATATCGACTTCTCCATAGTCGACGAATAGGAACGAACCTACCAGTTTATCGATGCGCTGCTTTAATTCGTCGAACGACTGACCATAGACATAGTTTGCTATCTCTGGGAGTCGCGATACATTGGGAAGTTTATCGAGAGACTCCGCAAGGTCATTATAACCAGGAAAATCACTCGATCCGTTGACAAGTATGGCACGGATACCCTCTTTTGACGGGTATTGTGCGAAATAAAGGAACTGGTCTTTAATCATAATATCTTATCTATTACAGAGATAGGTAAACCTACCTCCTCACTGATTTTTAATTTATCCCAGCCAAACCCCTTCATATCATGGACGGCAGAGATGGTGTTCTTGCGAAGTATCTTCAGATAAGTAAGTACGTTCATCTGTTCAATCTGATGCGTATCTCCAAGACCTTCTTTTGACAAGTCGTAGAGCGCATCTGAGACATCGGTTGTGATAGGTTGCTTCGGTTTATGAACGAACTTAGACAAGAGAGAGAATGAAGTTTTACTAAACAGATAATTGTTAAATGCCTGGAAATTAAAGGATATAGCTGTAAGCAATTCATGTGGAAGTTTAGAAAATTGCTTTGCTAACTCGTGTGCATGCTCGGAATGATACTCTTTTTCTGGATAGTAGAGTATAGCAGCGAGTAGCGGTAGCGACTCTTCACCTCGTTCAATGAGTTCTTGCGCTTCGACGTACTGAAGGGCAGTAAGCGAGCAGGTTAGCGTGCCAAAGCCTGTCTCTATGCGATAGCCTGAATAAGAACGCTCGCCAATCTGAACAGAAGAAATGAGTTGCGCACAGAAACAGAGGTCGATTACGTATTGATAATCGAGCCTGCGCAACACACGTGCAAGTGGTATGTTCAATCTGTAAGGATCAATACGACGACATAACTCGTAAGTATCCTCGTCGACACCATCCAAGACGCTATTGTTATCAGGATAGTTTATCTGAAACATAAATGTGAGCTGTTCAGAGATTGCGACGAGGTTAGCAATCTGTTCCTCTGAATGGAACTTGCGCTTGTTCCAGCCCATGATGTCGCACAGCCAATTAATCCGAACCTCTCCAGCAGACAATTCGCCAGCTGCCATACGGAGGAAGTCGCCTACAAGTCGGATATATTGGCGGTCGCTCATCGCATCCCAACGGTTAGGTATGCGGTGTATATCACCTTTATATACAAGTTCGATATCCTTCATCATGGCAACATTATGATATTATCATCAGGGTTGTTGTACGCTGAATTAGAGCAGAAGTCTACCGAGGCATCTGTAGAGAGCAGGGTGTCAGCATTCGAGATGAGTTCTTCTGCTTCGAGGTCGAGACGATCAGCAAGAGCGAGCGCAGCGTCGTGTTCATCCTTACCAGTGCGTGAAGCGTGACTATCATCAAAGAGATTACGGATGGTAGGAGGGAACTCCAAGATGTCGAAGCGACGGAGTGACTTAGCAACAGTCTTCTTGAGCAGTGCAAGCGTCAATATCGGGTCTACCCGCTTACGGTTCTCATCCGTGAGTCTATCGTAGTAAGCAGACAGACGTTCGTCGAGCGTTTCCTTCTGTAATGGAAGAAGACGGAAGAAAAAGAAGTAAGAGAGGTCTATCGGATAGATAAAATCGAACGCTTCGGTAGTTTTTATCTTGCAACTATCGATAATCTTGTAATATCGTGATTTTCGCCACAAAGCAGCTGGAGAGTCGGTGTTTTCACTTGTTACCTCGGTAGACATGAGCTGCTGGATGATAGAATCCATAGCATTGTAGTAATTGTCCATATACGCACGTTTCATCCCCTCTATCTCGTACTTATAGACGTCTACCTGGTTCTTTCTGCGATTAATGCTGTCGAATATTAACTGTGAGGCCATTGTCATGTTCGCCACAGCAGAACGCAAGGGTTCAATGAGTGCTTCATCAGAATTACTGATGATGGCATTGAACACATCTGCGGTGATGATAGTTTCAACACGCTTACGAGCGGTAAGGCCTGACGAAAGCAGGTCGTTCAAGTCCATATTTGTTTCGACACCTGGAGCGTACTTACTGAAGGAGCCAAAATCCTTGAAAATATCTACTAATACATTCTTCATGACTGCTGCTGATTTAATCTGTCTTTCGGTGCTACGTCTTCCTGTCGCTGTGGGACCTCACGATAGAAGCCAATACGATAACCCTGCTTATAGAGGTCGGGGAAATTCAATCGAAGAGCGAGATTAAACGGTTCTGCGCATATTTCGTCTTCTGGTGTGAGCGACATTATATATATAAGGTAGTTATAGTAAGCATCTGAACCCGACTTGCTGATAACACCGTCTTTGCTCACCGCCGTTATCGAGGCGTCCAAGCCAACGCTTGAAAGCAAGGCTTCTTCAGCTCGCTTATCATAAGAAATCAAAGCTTCGATATATTCCTTATACTTAAGGTCAATAGTTTCGATTCTCCATTGCTGCTCGTTACCAGAACTGTCCATAAACGAAATAGAAGAGTAGGCTTTACCTTGATTGTCAGCACCGCTCAGATAGTCGCCTATCTTGCGCAGCTCCAATCGCATGTACTCGACCAGCAACGACTCACGGTATTCAGTACCGATGTTGATACCATTATACTTAACTAACTCCTGCTTCTTGGAATTGCGTATCTTATTCTCTTCACATAGCTTCATCAGCTGATTGCGCTTACTTGACACCCACGCATTCGGAATGATGATGTGTATCTTCGCAGCAAGGGAATTACGCAGGAAGGAGTTGATATAGGTAGCCGTCTTGTTGCTGCCTTGAATGTAGGGTCGTGCGCCTTGGTGGGTCTCGTTCACGCCATAGAACTCATCGACCGATTTCTCTCTGTGATGAGAAATGGCAGCAAACTGATAGTTGTCAACTTCTGACAAACTGAACTTAGGATAAATCTTGTAGCTGCTCGTGCCGTATGTCCACCTGCCTACCGCTATATGGTGAAAGTCATTGTAGTTCATCATCTCGTAGGCTATATCCTGCCTTGTGGTAGCAAGCCGGCAATGTTTGTTCTCCACCGCTTCAAGTCCCGCTACTGGCTGCATTCCCAATCGCTTGCCACGGGCAAAACGCCATTTCACGAAGAAATCGCCAAAGTAGTAGAAGTTCTTGATACAAGTCTTGGCAAACTCCTCTGCCGAACTTTCCATACCACGCTCCTGCCACGTGTTTATCCACTCGTCCCACAGGGGCAGTGCCATGTACTCACGCTTCATCTTGCCACTCTCTATCGTCTGCATGTAGGCGCAGGGTCCATGACCATAGAGCATCTTTATTTCCTTGCTGTATAAGCGAGGCAATAGGCGGTTCTGCTTAATTTCCATTGTGACCTCGTCGCACAGCGCATTGTTTACACCACGCATACACACCTGATAGCCATTGACACTGAGCCACTGGTGTTCATGCTGAAGAAGCTGTCTGCCCTGTGGAACAAGTAGTCCTGGCGTTCCAAACATTTGCTTCCCTTCACCTATCTGGAAGGATAGCACGTTGCCGTCCATGATGTATGTGCCAGCATTGCCGTATAGTTCTATACTGTCTGTCATAACCAATTTATCTTGTGTAGTTTATATCCATCCTGTGGGAAGCCCATATACCTGATGAGTATGCGGTAGCACATCTTAGGCTCGCCTTGCTCGTCCTCAAACAGAAAGTAGTTCTCCGAGTCCACCGCAAACCTATCCTGTGGCAGCTGTGTGCGATACTTGCAATGTGGCTTCACGACGAGCTTGTCCCCAGCCATACCCTGCGACCTTGAATAAGGGAAGAAGCACAGCGTGAAGTCGCCTTTAGGGAGCTTGCTAATCTCCCTTGCCCACTGCATCGCATTGATGCCATCCATTTCGATTGCCTTCTTCATCACTTGCGAAATTACGCAATTCCCCTATGGGGGCAAAGGACGGCAGACGGGGGCTGGTGTCATATTTCCGTGCTTTTGAGAGGTTGCACCTCAATACCCAAAGTCAGCGGTGCGTGGTGGTTTCCGTCATTTGGCCATTTTGATTTTTGCTTTTAGAAACGCAAACCGCTGATTTTCAGCCAAATGAGTTTTTGACCAATGTAAATAGCCGCCATTATTGCCCTGTTTTGGACATTTTTTATATCAAATATTGGACATTATTGGGTGTTATATCGTGATGTTTTCGGGCAAATCATCGGGCAAAGAACTCAATTCTTTCTTGATGATGTCCGAATAAAGACCGTACAGAAGGTAAATCATTGCACTCGGGAGCTGCGTGGTCAGTCCGGGGCGGCGCTTCAGCTCTTCCTTCTTCTCGCTCGACTTATCCAGTTCTATCCTGCCGTTGGTTTTCTTCAACGGACTAACGAGGATGGCACTGCAAAGATTGGGACACTCGTTCTCATCGACGCGCACCTTTGGCAACTGCGGAAGTTTTTCGGCAAAGAGCAACTGGCAGAGCCGGAACTGCTGCCAGTGGTAGATGGTGGGTGCACCGTCGTTGTAGAGAAACACCGAAAAGCCGTAACTTTCCAAGGCTGCCTTCATCGTCAGCGAGTCGGTCGTTATCTGTTCGAGTTCCTCCTTCGTCTTATTTCCGGCACGGTCGGGGTAGAGGTGTATAACCTTGTTCACGGCATCGGTACCGAAGAAGGAGAACACCTGCTGCGCAAGGTTCTGCTGGTCATCGGGGATATATGCCCAAAACTCCTTGATGATGTCGAAGCGGCGGCCGTACTCCTTCTTCTGTCCGACAATGAGTGACTGGAAGTTGCCCGGGTCGTAGCCTATATAGAGTGGTTCCCGTTTATCGTAGTGGCGCAGATAGCGTGCCGTGAGCGTGAAATGGTCCTTGAGGTTCAGCTTCAGAATCTGGTCGTAGATGTAACTATCCTTGAACTGGTGCCGCTCGTGGTCGTAGGTGGTGAAGAACTTGTTGGTCACCTCCTTGTGGCGTATGGCGCAGATGGCGGTCAGGAACTCGTCCATGTCGAGCGTGGTGAGCTGGGTCTTGAAGAACTTGGGACCGAGAATGTCCTTGTTGCAGAACGAAGATGCACGGATATAGTAGATGGCGTTACGGCGCATATCGGCAAGGCGAGGCTTCCAGCGTGCCACAAAGGCATTGAGCCGCTCGTTCTCCAAGCGTATCTTCTCCATAACGACGGGGTTCTTGGTGTTTCGCAGCTCTTGCTGAAGGGTGAACTGCTTGTATAGCGACTGGTTGATGGAAAGCGACACCGAGGCTATCTCCTCGATGAGCTGGCGGTCCATCTTGTTCTCGTATTCCTCAAACCAATCGTCCTCACCCAAATCGACACGGGCCGTATCGCTCACACCGGTAACACCCTCGTAATAGGCCGACCGCCTTATCTCTGCCGAGCCACCACGGAGCGAAGGGAACAGGCGCGATTTGAGTTTCTCGCCGCTATTGTGTTTCATCTCCTCCACAAAGGCATGTACGGCATTGCGGCCTGCCACACTCTCGGGCTGGTCGGACGACACGAGTTGCAGGTGCGCCCCGTTGCGGAAGATAACCGAGTGCTTGGCATAGGCAATGGGATAGCGCGGTCGGCGGAAGTGGGAGGGCAGTTTCGCCTCGCCCACCACATAGTCGATACCGTACTCCAACATTGCACGCTGCTTGCCGTTCACGATGACGGGGCGTGAGAACGAAGCCTGGATGTTCGGCCACACGTTGGTCATCAGGGCGACGTATGTCTTGTGGACCAGGAACGACAGTTCGCCCGGCATGTCGTTCACGACACGGATGAGCCGCGGCACGATCACGCCCTCCGTCTTGCCCGTGGCACGCGCCCATTCGGCATAGAGCATGTTGGGGTCGATGATGTTCGCCAGCAGCTGCACATGGTTCATATAGTAGTGCTCGAAGTCGGGTACGCTGTTTTCATTCTGTCGGTTGTCAGTCATTTGGTATCTCCTCCACTATTTCAGCTTCTTGTATGTCCGCATCCCGCAACAGACGCCTTTTCTCCTTCGTCTCGATGGGCAGCGAGTCGATGAGTGTAACATAGAAACCTTGGTTGTGCTTGGCGGCAATCTCCTTGAGGTTTTTCTTCGAGAAGCCGAGCTGCTCTGGTGTCAACTCAGGAGAAATCAAGAAGAGAACTCCCAAGTCCCTGTCCGCTTCCGCTATTTCCGAAGAACGACGACGGCATTCCAACGCTGCGTCATAACAGGCTTTCATTCCTTTATAGTCGCGGTTGAGAGCACATAGTTTGGCAAGATCCTCATACTTGTTGGCAAAATTGCTCTCCCAAACCTTGATGGGGACATTGCAGTCAACTTGGAAATAGTTGATTGCCTGATAAATCCTCGCCATGCAAGTACGCTCTTCTATTTTGATATGCTGCTCCGCATTGATACGCAGCCTCAGTTTTTTGGCAGCCCTTGTAATATTGCGCTCGTATTCGAAAATCTCTGCAGACCACTGCAACTGTTGCAAGAACAGTTTGATGTCCTGGGGAATGCCCTCACAGTCCCCATTCGTCAGGAATGTGGATATGAGGTCAGGATGGATGGAGTCCAACTTCTCGATTTCACTTTTCATATTCCAAACAATTTCATACGCAGGTCTTTCTCGGCGCGCTCATTTTTGCGTTCCTCAAGCAGGGTAATGGAATCGTTCTCTCCTTTCTCCGCCTTCTTGGCAAGTTCTGCGTCAATATTATACTCACCAAGTGCACGCCCTTGGTGATATGCCTCGCAGTAGACATCGCTGGGAATGCCTATGCGGTATAACAGGGCTATGCGTTTGGCTTTTCTCAGCCCGAGTAGTTGGCAAATACGCTCGGGGGTATAGCTTAACGCCCCGAATGTTCGTACCTGGTTTACATACTCGTCTGACAATTCTTCCTTGACTAATTCTGACATAGGATAATCTTTTTGGTTTCAGCAGCAGGAAGGACGTTGCCGTTCCTTTCCAGCAGTACAGGCTGTTGTGGAAACATTGCCATAAACCTGCGTACCGTAGCTGCTACATACTTCGGGTCTATCTCCATGCCATAGCCAATGCGGTCGGTCTGTTGGCATGCCATGATGGTAGAACCGGAGCCTGAGAACAAGTCCACAACGACATCACCATTCTTTGTACTGTTGGTTATCGGATATGCCATCAGGGCAATAGGCTTCATTGTCGGGTGTATCCTGTTGGCTTTTGGTTTGTCAAAATTCCATATAGTGGTCTGCTTTCTGTCTGCATTCCAGAAGTGGGCAGCCCCGGGCTTCCATCCATACAAACATGGCTCATGCTGCCATTGGTAGTCCTGCCGGCCCATGACAAGAGAGTCCTTGACCCAAATGCAACACTGGGCTATCTTGAAGCCTGCCTCCCGTATGGCCCTGCGGAAGTTTTCCCCTTCAGAATCCGCGTGGAAAACATAGAAAGAGCCACCAGGCTTGACAATGGCAAACATCACGTTGAACACAGACTGCAAGAACCGAAGAAACAGGTCATTCTCCATCGAGTCGTTCTGGATGGTGAGTTTGCCTTCCCCTCCGCCTTCATAATTGACATTATATGGCGGATCCGTAAGGATCATGTCGGCTGTTCTTCCATTCATCAAGGCTGCGACATCTTTCTTTGCACGGCAGTCCCCGCACATCAACCGGTTATTTCCAAGACGGAAAATGTCGCCGGCGCGGACAAACACCACCGAATCATTGTCTTGCGGAACTATATCAACGGTGTCCTCATCTATTTCAGACATATCCGTTTCTGCGGAGAACAGTTTTTCTCTGCCAATGGAGAAATCTGTTTGTTTGACTTCATATCCAAGATTAAACTTGGCAAGGTCATCGCCACTAATATTGTACTTCGTGAATAAAAGGGTATCGGGATTCTTCTGCGCAAACTCTGAGTTATATGCAGCGATTTCCTCTACTGCTTCTTTCTTGTTCGAAGCCTGTATTTCCTCATAGGGAATATCGGGAATCTTGAAACCATAGGAGCGAAGCCCGAGAAGAGCCTTCCTTCTTTGGTGCGCATCGATAATCCACAGCTTGCCGTCAGGGTCTTTCCACACTTTAAATGAATACTTGAAGCCACGAGTGATAATGAGCATCTGTAGCTTCGATAGTTTGTCTGCATCAGGCTTTTTGAAGTCTTCCTGAAGTTCGATAAAAGAATCCAGCGGGGCAGTAGGTAAGTTGCCCAAATTAAAAACTTTTATGCTATTTTCCATTGTCATTATTTATTTTGTTGTTCAAGAACCATTCTGAAAAGTCGCTCTTTCTCTTGATATTTTTGGAGGTTCCGCTTATCAGCATCTCTTTTCTCTTTACGATCTTTGCGCTTAACGAACGATTTATAACGCTTGATGTTGTCGAGAACGTTCTTGTGCTGGCGAAGGAACTCTGCTGGGTCAGTGCGGAGCAACTTAATGAGTTGGGCTATCTCGGAGCGTCCGAAGAGTATCGGGTGCTTGCAGAGGAACTTACCAGTGTCATTTAATGATTGCAGCTCGGCAAATGCTTGAAGATTGCGGATGCGCAGCTCTGCCATTTCAGCAACAGCCTGTGCGGTGGGCTTTGTCTCCAGCAGTTCGTCGAGCTGCTTCATTTTGCGCCAAGTGTTGATGCGGTCGTTATAGATGACGGTTGCCATCTGCACGTCCGCATCAGTAAGGTTTTCCCAGTCTATTTTCGGGTACTCTTCTTCTTTTTTTTTGGAGTTGCTTTCGCCTTCTCCTTCTTAGAAGAAGCATCGTCCTTATCCTCTGAAGGCGCAGTAGGTTCCTCTGATGATTGCTCTGTAGGCTCATTGTCTTCTGAACCCTCTTCAGATGAATCATCGCCTGGGCTTTCATCTCCATTGCTGTTGAGTGTTTTAGGATTCTCGTCGCCATCTTCAGAACCTTCTTTAGGTGAATTTTCGCTACCCTCTTCTGTCGATGGGTCCTCGTCGCCTTCGCCACCATTAGCGTCTGGGCTTTCATCTCCATTAGCGTTAGGAATCTTAGGGTCCTTGTCCCCATCTTCAGAAGAGTTATTGGCGTTGTTGTTATCATTATCCTCGTCGGCTGCTTGATTAGCATACTCACGTCGATTACGTACGATTTCGTCATGCTCGCAATGATCAAGAAGAAGGAAGAGTATATCTTCGTGATTCTTCTCTGGAGCAAGGTCGAAGCGTGTGAAATCGGTAAGGTGAGGTGCCTTCTCGTGCAGCAGGGCAAGGTCAGCTTCCACAACTGTGGGGCTCACCAACTTTTGGAAGTGCATTAATTTTTCTTTTGCGCTGTACATATATTAAAAATAAAATGGTGAATATAACTCCCCTCCCTGACGGGGGGGAGGAGAGGTTAGGCTTCCGTCCTTGAGACCTCGACAAGTGTCGTGGTGTCGAGAACACGGAAGGTGATGGTTGCACCGGTCTTGGCTGTCCACGTTGCACCTTCCTCGAGCACAAAGGTAGCGCCGTCGGCAATGGTAGCTGCTTTGTCGGTACCGGCACCGATGAGCGTGATGTAACGTCCTTTGTCGCTCTTGCTGAGACCACTAACGGTAGCAATGGCAGCAGCAGACGATGTTCCGTTGGGAATCGTATAAGTATTGCTACCGGCTGTGATTGCAATATCAGTTGCGCCTGCTGTAATGGCAGTAGCTGCAGTGACAGCTGGGTTGCCAGTGTAAATCAGTGGAAGGTCTACAGAACTGCGCTTGAAGGTAAGTGTGGTGTAACGGCCGTCTTTATCGTCCTTAGTCTCAGTGTTAGAGAGGATGATTGGACGCTCAAGTTCGCCGAGAATAAACCACTCTTTCTTCTTGATGTGTTTGAAGAAGAGGATGAACTTTCCACCGCTATACTCCTCTATGAAGTTGTAGAGCTCTGTGCGGGCACCTCCCATGATGAGTACGAAGTTATTTTCTCCCGTGGTAGTGATATCGCCTTTCTCGGTAGTTCCGGTGAATGTCGGGATATCGTGTGCTTCGAAGTAATGGGGTATCTCACTGGACTTCAGATGAATGGGTGCTACCTCACGATTTGCATTCGGCTGCGGGAACTCTTTGGTGCGGTCAATCTGATCAAGAGCAACGAGATAGACAATGTAAGAAATGTCAGAACCGTGGGTATCCTTATCTGAAACATCATCAAGATGGCCGAGTAATGCCATAGAAGCAAGGGATAATCCCGAACCTCCAGCAGCAAGGAAAGAATGATCTAACAACGCGCTGAGGATCATGACTACTCCAAAGACGGCAAACACGACCATGAACATATTGCGTGCCTGTCTATTTGCGTAGTTAATCCCCTTCATAGGGTTATACGCACGATGGCGTTTTTGAATATTTGACTTTTTCATACTTATTGAAATTGAAATGATACAATACGGAATGAAGAATGAGAAAGTGATATCTTCACTTCTCATTTAACATTCCTTACTATTTATCTGCCTCCTGGTACATTGGGTTGCAGTGACTTGTTGATGGTGCGCTTACCACCGACGCAACGTTCCAACTCGCGGAAGTTGCCGTCGCCTCCAAGAATTACCATGATATAGTCGCCCACAGCTGTAGCTGTGAATGCAGCAGAGAGGTTTGCAAACTTACCACTCTTGGCAATCTTAGGCAGATGATCAGATACGCCGGCCTCGATGCAGTAAGCCACACCAGTCTTTGCACCCTCGATGTCGGTGTAGGTATCCTGCGTGGTGGCGGTACCAGTAATCTGCCAAAAGCCCTTTGCGCCATCCACCTTATCTGTGATGGTTGCTGCGAAGAGGTTGATGAAGATCTGCTGCCACTCGTAAGCGTTTTTGTCCATCTCTGCCTTGGTGCTGAAGCGGCGGCCCGTGAACGAGGCCGAGCATCCCTCTTTCCAAGTGCTCCATGCACGTACCTGTTCCATCTGCTCCTGCATTTTCACGGAGAGCATCTCGCCTGGCACAAACTCCAAGAACTGGATATTACCCGGCTGGTGCAACATCATGAACGGTAGCTGGCCAAGATAAGGCAGCCAAATAATGCGGACGGTAGAATCTGGAACAACGTTGAGCGCGCCCATAGGACCTGTGAAGTCGTGATCCTTTCCGTATGTTGCACGCACGTTCTTGATCCACCAAGCCTGATGATTCTTGTTCAGATAGATGCAGTGCTGGTCAAGATCCATATCCTCCGTGATAGAAGCACGCACATCGGCGATGAATTCTTGCACGGCCGAGAGGAACGTTGCCTGTGTGTAGGAACGATAGGTCTCGTCGGCATGTGGCTTGATGTCATACTGGTGCACATAGCGCAGCAAGGTGTAGAGCACGCCCGTTCCCGCATTAAGGTAGGAGCCGGCCACGCCCTGTTCGGGTTTTACATAGACACCACGCATGCGACGTTTGTTCTGTTCAACCTGTGCAGTTTGGAGCGTGTTGAGCAGCTGGTACTCGATCATCGTCCACTTGATGGGGTCAGAACCTTCCTTGTTGAGATAACCGATGTACTTGCGTTCGAGTTCCTTCATCGGTCCCCACTCCATCTTGATCATCGCGTCGTCAACGTAGCCCATGTGGTTTTCAATCTTCATACCGCCCTTGAAGACCTCGCCCGGCTGGTAAGCCTGAGAAACTTCATCAAAGAATGCATTGAAAACGAGTCCACGGTCTTGATAACCGTAAGCTACAGGGAAGAACTGAGTGAGGTCGCGTAGCTGAAGCACCCGTGCAATGAGTGCATCCTGACGCAGCACGATGAATTGGTCGCCAACACCGGCATTATCCACACCCTCATAGTTGGTGGCATACTTGCCGGTGGCAAGTGCGGACGCTTCGAGCATTTTGTTTTGCTGCAGGTACTGGTAGCGGTTCTTGAGCGACTTTGCATAATTGCAAGCAGCCTTATAGAAAGCAGCACCATCCACCTGTTCGTCCACCTCCGGCATGGCAGCTGCAGCACGTGGGTTGGCAGCAATCTTATTCCATCGGTCTTTCATTGAGAACAGGGGGTGTTCTACACCGAAGAGATACTGCGGCGTATTGCCAAAACCGTTGACACTGAGCGGAGAAGCTGTAACCGTCTGTACAGGTACGTCGGGTGTCGGTTTTTCCGCCATCGCCTTAAAATCTGCTCGCATCCCCTTGATGCTCTCGAGGATACTTTCGAGGGTGGCATTGGTTTGTGGTTGGATCTGCGGTTCGCCCTCCTTGTTATCAGCAGCAGCCGTAGGTTCTGTGCCACTCAATACCGACTGAATGGTGTTGAGCATGTTCTGAAATTCTTCCGCTTGTTGAGCGGTCTGTTTTGCAGCCTGTTCAGAAGCGAGGTCATCAACGAGTGTTGACTGGTATTTCTTTTGATACTCAGCTACTACTGCATTAAACTCCTCTTGTGAAAGGCTCTTGTCTTCGAACTTCTGCTTGAAGCCAAGAAATTCGATGACGCTTGTAAGTTTCTCTTTGAGATTCATAAAACACTAAAAATTAAAATAAACACATTATATATTATAAATGGCAGTCTTCAGTTTCTTTGCTTCGGTATATTCACGCCCCATCGTCGAAGCTTCTGCTATTGCTTCGACCATTGTTCTGCTGCCGTCAGCAAGTCCTATCTCCACCGCTTGAGGTGTGTAGAAGGTTTCACCGCGCAGTACTGGTACATCATCAGGAAGGTCGGCAAGTTTACTACGCTGTGAACGAACCTCGTCTAAGAACTGTACGTTCATAGGGTCGAGTATCTCTTTCACGAACTGGGCATCCTTCCCATGTCGAAGATCATCGAATACCTTATTCTTCAGATCGGAGTTCGTGGCCTTTGCTTCAACTTTCTTGATACCGAGTTTTGCAAAGTAAGGCTCAAAGTCGTAGAAGCTGCACATCGTACCGATACAGCCTACATAGTCGTTCTGTGTCATTGCATAGATACGCTGGCCATGGCAGCCTATGTAATATCCTGCCGAACAGCACATTTGTTCGTAGAAGGTGAGGATAGGTTTCTCGCAGCTACGCAGTGTTTCGCTGAGCCGGTCGAGGTACCACGCTTCACCGCCGGGGGAATTGATGTGGAGAAAGTGACAGGAGATCTGTGGGTTGGCTTCGGCTGCAAGCAGGTCTGACTGGAGCTGCTTGCTTGAGAACCAGTAATACGAGTCGGCCATTACGGTACCGAACACACGGTGATAGGCAATACTGTTGTCAGGCAGCTGCTCATCACTGAACTCATCAGTAAGTGTAACAGGGGCGGTATTCTCCTGGTTTGTTGTCTTCAGAATATCCAAGAGTGCGATATGAGATTCAAGCTGATACCAGGTATGGGTATCAAGATAGGCTATCATTTCATCTTTAGTCATGCCGAACGCAGACTTTACCTCGGGCTTTTCCTGTGTCTTACAATTGAGAGGAAAGGCAGTAAGCATGGCCTGCCGAAAGCCGTCAATGGTAATAAATAAGGGTTTTCCCGAAGAGAGTAGAGACTGTAATTCTTTCATCAAAAAGTTTTTGATGCGAATTTAGTATATAATAAGGTGTAGACAAAAGACTTATAAAAAGGGATCAGTAAGCATCTTGCACTTGATAACAAGGCTGGCGGTCGTTAGATTTGAGGAAATTTGCACTTTTGCAGGAATATTAGGTGTACCTATCTTATAATACTTTTGATTTGACGTTTTAATGGTCACAACCGCATCGCGTTCAATAGAAAAGAACCGAAGTGCATTACTGTCTGGCAGGTCAATCACTAAAGTCTTGTCGCAGTTCCAATAACTTCCAGCTTCATTTTGCGTGAGTTGTGGAATATAAGAGAAGGTGTCTGCAATGAATTCATACACTTTGGCAGGGTTGGAGTTGCCAGAGGTGGGCATTACTTGGATAAGATTTGAAAACTCTATCATAGCATGTTGTTTTAATTGACCAAAAAGCCTGTTCGGTATGTATTAAAAGATGTTATTTTTGAGAAGATTTGTTGTATTGTCTAATCTTCTTCGGTCGGAGTCGGTTACGAAAGCGATAGTAGTTCTTTAATAATGCATCAGAGGATATTGATTTTAGCTTATAGGTATGAATGAAGTCGTAGATAACATCAAGGTTTCTACGTTGCCTTCCAAACTCTTCATTCTCCAGTAACACACGATGTAATTCGAAGTTGAACATACGGCGGATCTGTCCTTCTATTTCTTTTGCTGCTGTTGCAGAGAGATAGTTGTAGTAAGCGGGGTCCTTCCATGGTGCCCCCTCACCAGCCCTCCGACATGGTAGCTGAATGTGTATGTTTCCGTCCTCGGGCGTGGTTTGGTTGACACGTTGCCGGGACATATTTTCCCAGATACAGTGATACAGGTCGGTATTGTAAGGAATATTTACCGCTCCATTTTTCTGTTCTATGCCGTATTTCCCAATAACGTACTCTGCAAGATATGGCTCAATACGGATAGTCGCTATTTTTTTGAGTGCTCTTTTTTCTTTGTGCATAGCTTTTTTAATATTTTAGCTTCCTACTGTCCTACAATCCTACAAATTATTTTTGTTTTCTACAAAGTTACTAATAATCAGTTGATTACGCAAATTATATCAAATATATATTAGTGTATTTCACCCCAAAAAGTGAACCTACATCTTCCTACAAGTCCTATTTTTGGCCTATTTTGTAGGATGAGACTTTGAAAAAGCCATTTCCTACAAAAAAAGCTATTTCCTACAGCATCCTACAATCCTACAACATTTCCTATAAATATATATACTTTAATAAATAGATATAAATATATGATATATAGGTAGTTATATGAGGTTGTTTTTTGAAAAAGGAAAATTATTTGTAGGATTGTAGGATTGTAGGACGCTGTTTTCTTGAAAAATAATTTTGAAAACACTGTTTTCCTTGCTTTTTAAAAATTTTTGGGGGTTCGGGGGATTTTGCACCCGTCCCATTCTGTTTAAAATGAAATGAAGCCGTACTTATTTGTTGAAAATAGTACAGCTTCACATGAGGAGAAAAATATATGCTTTTAATTTGGTGATATCAGTTTTTTTTAGTAACTTTACATAGTTAAATTGGGGGTATATATGCTCTTGGAATATAATAACAATATTCATGATAACACATCAGTTTTTCATGAAACATATCCAATGCGTATTAGATCGTTTGCCAGATATATGCCCGAAAATAGGTTTCTCTGATGTGAGTTTTAGAATTTCGGATACTTTAATGTCGGTTTCATTCCACTTAAAGATAAGGAAACCACCTTTTCTCAAGACACGGAAACATTCTGTGAATCCATCTCTAATCATATCACGCCAATTACTATTTTGCAATGCGCCATATTTTATTTGCTGGTAGCCTGTCGGAGTGGCTTTAGGGTTAAGGCTTCCATATATGTCTGCAAACTTTGATTTACCAACATTGCGGAGCAAATGTGGAGGGTCAAAAACCACCATCGAAAAACTATTATCAGAATATGGCATATCCGTAAAATCTGCCTGTACATCAGGGTGTACGGAGAATGGCCTACCGTCGCAAAGAGTTGTCTCAAAATTTCTAATATCTTGAAATAACACACGGTCGTCGTTTTTATCAAAATAAAACATCTTGCCACCGCAACAAGCATCCAATACACGTTTCATATTAATCTATCCTTTCGAAACTATAAGCTACCACCCACGGATTGCGCCCCCATGTACCTTTGCCGCTTACCTTGTCAATTAATGATGCAAAGGCTTCGCGTGGGGTGTCGTATTCTATTTTGCGGTCTCCAAACACGTATCTTTTTCTGTAATGTGTGATGTCGATTTCTTTAATGCCTTCATGCAAGCAGTTTTCGCATAAAATATCTTGTAACCGTTCTATCTTGACATCGGTAATTCTGATGTGGTGCTTCATTAGGTCAGCGCGGACGAACATCTTGTTATTCCATCCAGCCGATTCTGTCATGAACTCATTACCGACCATTTCAAAATCTGCATTAGGATATAATTCTTTGTAAGTCTGCGCTATCGACACAATCTCTCCAGCCTCGTAACGTGGATAGTTCTCTCTCGGCAGAAAATAAGTTCTTCCTTCAAACTCAAAGAGCCATTTTCCATTGTCAAAATAGACTTTTGACGGATATACTCGGATAAACTTGCCATCTACATCCTTATCTAATGTCAAGGTCAGTAACCGCCTTGTCATTGTCTTTGTCCCGTCAAGCACTGCCTGCGTGAGGCAAAATTTGTCTGAAAACATTATATTCTTCATACTACTTAAAAATAACATTTACTATTAACGCTGCAGCAACTCCCCACCCACTGAATGCTATGGTATATGCTACCCATCTTGTGATAGGAAATTTTCTCAAAGCGTCTGCATAATGGTTCTTGAACTCAATCGCATCGCCAAACTTATTCTCAAAGGTTTCTTGGCAAGCATCGGACAATATTCGCTCTATCTTCCTGCGACCTTTCTCTGTAATAATTGGACTGAATCCATCATTCTTATACAAACCGTTCTCGGTCGAGAACACATCGGTATAATAAATAGTATCTCCGTTGTATTTGTCTTGAAGTCCCGTTCTTATATCTATCCGAAAGACTCCGCGTTCTTGGTAATATTTCTCTGCCAATTCACGGATTTTACCATCGTTTAACTCTGCTTTTTCTTGAAGTCGATTATATTCGTATTCACTTAATTGAATAATTTTCTTTTCCATATCTTTTTAAAATTAAATAGTTCTAATTAAAGAAGGGTGTTACTATATTAGTTCGGGGCGTCCATAAACGTTTTATAAAACTTCCATATAAAAGTCTTCTATTTCATATCCGATATTATCTTTAATCAATGGATTGTCTGAAGGGCAACTATTTATTCCAAAATCCAACTTAAGAAGTTCTTCTACATCTTTTTCTTTGTAATCTCCTTCTATTTCTATTTGGAGTTCCACTTTTACTTTCATATTTCTTTTGTTTATTTGTTAATGTAATATTCTAAAATGGCTCATTACTATCTTGCATCGGAGGAAAAGGAAAAGCCTGCTCTGCAGGTGTGCTTGGAGCTACAGGGGGCGTCTCCTGCTCTGTTGCAGGAGCAGTTTCTTCGGTAAATGTTCTTCGGAAATCGATATTATACAATTCCTTGAACTTATCGTAATCGATGATAATAGCACTGGTCGATGTACTTTTCGGCTTTCGAATTTTGACCATCGTCTCCTGGTCGTCTGTTCTCGGGACTTCAACAGTCTCTTCCCATGTGAAGCGGCGTGAGGGGACAGCCCCGATGTAGGATGGATGGCTGCGCAGGTTCTGCTCCAAAGTGGAGAGTGTGCTGCCCTCGCTGTTGTATCCGCTACGGTCGAATATACTGAAGACGGCGCTCAGGCGTAGAAACATGACATTCGTGCCCGGTTCAAAGGTGAAGGTGTGCGTGTCTCCACGAGAATCCTTGCCCGTGACTTTCTTGGGCTGTTCGATAAGAAACTCTCTACCTTCGAGAACCTGCTTGGTGTCAATCATGTTATTGACAGCTGTAAAGAACATGGCCAGTTTGTCTGTGCTACGGATGAGTGAAAGTTGAAACTTTATCTTCTCCTGTACTATCTTAAAGAAATCATCGTATGCAAATGGAAGGTGCAGATTGGAATATCGTTCTATCAGTTTTACCGTCCCAAGGAAAAGCGAGGCCGTCTTCATTAGTCGGTCCATCTCACCTGAGTTGATGACATCTTGCTTGAGTTCATTGTACGCCTCCTGTTTGAGCTGTCGGAAATGATCCATGAACAAGGGGCGCAGTTCGAGTATCTGCAGTAACACGTTTGATAGTCCGATTTTATTCGGGTCCTCGATAGCTTTAAGTTCTTCGAAGATGCGCACCTCTTCCGGTGTACGGTTCCGTGGTTTTGGAACTTCGCAGACAATGACACGGCTCATCAGGGCATTGTCGTCGCGCTGTGGCGTTTCTTGTCCGCAGATAATGACGGGGGCAAAGACTTTGTCGTTTTCGATTTCCCTTCCTGATGTTCCTTTACGTTTCTGTTTTCCGTCGCCGTCATAGACGATTCCCTTCAGAGCCTGAAACTTGTTGTCGCTGATATCCTTGTTGTTATATTCGTCCAGTACGACCGGAACATCCTTGAACATTCCCATGATCGTGGCCATGGCGGCGTCGGTACCCGTATTGAGGTTGAAAATGGGGATATTCGGTGAAATAAAGAGCGAACGAATAGAGATAGCTATCTGTGTTTTTCCTGATGACATCGGACCCATAAAGAAGGGAGCCGTGAATAGGCGATCAATGCAGTGAATATTACTTCGGAAGGCACACATGATAGCAAATATGATCGCCCACTTCCCATTGTCATTGATTTTATATACTTGGTCCATCAGGTATGTCCACTTTTCAAAGGTTACTCTTTTCTCTGCTGGAACTTCTTTGTATACCAATTGGCTGATAAGTTCGTATTTGTCAGATTGCTTTCCACTGCCAGCATATATCGTCGAGAATGCCGGCAGGTAGTAGTTGTTCTTATTGTGTGTGACGACCCCCAGTTCATTGACTGGCTCAAATTTCCATTTACCCTCTACGTTGTGAAATATACCATTGGCAAAGGCGAAGAACTGCTCGTCAGCCTTACGACTCATACCTTCACTCTGCTGATTACCGTAGGTCTTCACCTCTGAACACATAACGAAGTGGCGACTCATATATGTTTTGATGGCCTTCCATTGCCATTCTTCGCCATTGAAGTTTACAGCCTCGTAATTGATGAGAACTTCCTCTATTGAGGACATTTTCAACATGGCCTTGGAAGGTATCTCTATATAAATGGGAGTTTCATAAAAGCGACGGTTGATGCGCAGCACGCGTTTATTCTGCTCGAAATCGTCAGAAAAGATGTGAAGCAGTGGTGTCATAAAGAAGTCGGCCACCTGTGTCATTCCGTTACCATTCTTATTACGGAACATATAGCATACAGGCTCACTCTTCTTGTTGAGCCGTGGATAATAACCGCATTCTTTCCACATCTTTCGGTAGTCCTCGTTCTCCATTACATAGTCAGGCGGTTCGTTCACATCGAATTCCTCATCATCGAGATTGTCGGTTTGCATACTGACCTTCATGGCTGACTTCCGTTTTTGCACGAATGGCTTTCGGATTTCGTCAAATTGCCCTTTTGTGAGTTTCAGGATAGAACAATAATGATTGCGGTTGACCGTCACCACGGTATCCTCTGCGTAGGAAGTCAGTTCGATACATCTTGATATGAGTGGGACTTTGTTGCCCGTGTAATCATTCAGGAACCTGCCGTGCAAGCTGATGTAATAGTCTATGAATGAACCCGTGGCATCGTTATAGGTCATCTGAATGTTGATGCCTGCGCGAAACATTTCTGATAATGTGTGTAGATAGTCGTTCTCCTCTCCGTCGTCGTTGATGGCACAGCCTGTTTCTGAAGAAACAAAATAGCAATATACGCGTCGCAGTTCCTGAATGTCGTTGCTTGATGGACGACCTGCCACATATATGACAGGATCTTCTCCATAGCCGTCGAGGAACTCCTGCATGACCGAGGTGAGTATGCCGGGTTGATCGCTCTTTAGGTTCTCCTTCAATGCATCAATGCCGAAGATGCCTGATTGTGTTTTTGTTTTAGGTAAAGCTTCCTTTATCTTTATGCGTATGTTCCTGACTTTATCATCAATGATGCCAATCTTACTTTTAAAATCGGCAGCTATCGACTTGATGTACTCCAGCCGAAGCCCTGCATCGCCCACACATGCCACGAGTGAGCAGATGCTATTCAGGCACTCACTGATGATGTTCTCATCTTTACAGCCATAAGGAATTAGCATTCTTTTAAAAGCTTTCGGAAACGGCTCGGTAAGTTCTTTCAGTTTCTCATACGTGTGATTACCATTTGCTTTTGCGAAGTCATCGGGGTCAGTCCCTTTCGGCAGACGGATGCATTTCACCTTTGCCCCGGCTTTTAATAGCAGCTCGCAATTCTTCAACGAAGCTTTCACACCTGCAGCATCAGCATCATAGATCATCACAATATAGTCAGTAAAGCGAAGCAGCAGTTTTATCTGTTCATCCGTGAATGCTGTACCACTCCCTCCGATAACATTCTCTATACCTACCTTATGTAGCGACATTACATCGAATTGTCCCTCAACAAGATAGGCAAAGCCCTGTTTGCCGATAGCCTTTCGAGCCTGATAGAGGCCGAAGATGTGTTTACCTTTTGTGAATAGAGGTGTCTCTCCCGTGTTCACATACTTGCCAACACCGTCCTTCGGAGTAATGATGCGTCCCGAAAAACCTATGATATGCCCTTGCATATCGTAGAACGGAAACATCACTCGATCACGGAATTTATCATATTTTCGCCCGGCATTACAGCCAATGATATCTACCTCCTGTAGTAATTCCTGTGAATATCCAGCCTTTGTGAGCTCTGTTATTGCTATGTTGCCAGCAGGAGCATAACCGATACCAAAATCCGCGAGTGCCTTATCTGTTAATGCATATCCTCTTGTTGCAAGAAAACTCTCTGCCTGTAAAAGGTTCTTTTGGAAGAACCTGGCAGCAGCTTCAATAGCGATACGCTGTGCTTCTTTCTGCTTGTATTTTGCTTCTTCTTCGGGTGTCATCTGTTTTTGAGGGAACTCTAACCCCGCTAAAGTTGAACACCATCGTAAGGCCTCGATGAAACTTAGATTGAGATGATTTTGGACGAATGAGATAACATCTCCACTTGCTCCGCAGACAAAACAATGGTAGGTCTGTCTTGATGGGCTTACCACCATAGACGGTGTATGATCATCGTGGAATGGGCAGACTCCTTTGTAGTTTACGCCAGCTTTACGCAGATGTGTGAATGACTCTACTACATTCACGATGTTCAGAGCCGATTTTACCTTTTCTATGAATATCTTGTCTATCATATTATTTGTCCTTTTCATCAAAAAGTTCTAATTGTCGTGATTCAAACGCCTCATGTATAGTTACACCAAGATATTCGGTGATGGCTACATATTCCTTGCCGGTAATAGCTTTCCTACCGAAATACAAATCCCAGTAACGGCGTTGTCCTATGCCAGTTTCATGATAAAAAGTTTTTGATGGGGTGAAATCTTCTGGATGTCTAAATTTAATCTTGAGTATTTCAAGCAGTAAGTTTCTCTTTACCGTACGCCCTACGGTCAATCTGTTGCGCAAAATATATAGTCTGACAGACATTGTGCTTCGCTCCAAGTGTGAAGCCATGTCCTTAAGTGAAACCTTTCCAAGGTTTCTCTTAACAAACGCTATATCTTCAAAGGTCCATCTCTTGTTTTTCCCGTTATTACTCATTTTGCATGATGCTGTTAAATTCGTTGTCAAAAACAATAATTCTCACATTGTCTTCGGGATGTATATGTCCAATGTTGTGTTGAACATATATTCTCAAGGCTTCGTAAAGCAAACGAAGATCCTTTTCACTTAAATCGTTTAGGGAGAATTTTCCCCAACTATCCTTGTCAATAAACATGTCGCCCGGCTAAAGAATTTCTGAACAATTTAGTCGCATTCTGTCTGAGTATCTTCCTCGTCATTGGCGTGAAGCGTAGAGGGCCTTCTTTTGATTTGAAACGGACGCTGAATACCTTGATGCCATACTTGCGCTTGAAGGCCTTTCTTACTTTTCTGATGCTGGTCATGATTTCTCAAATTTAAGGTCGAAACTCTCATCTCTACTCACAGGTATGCCAGACCGCCCTACGATGTTGCCATCATCGCCTTCTGTGAGGAACATCCAGTACTCCCCATTCTTGTTGGCGGAGAATGCCTTGCCACATTCATCCCATACAATCAACAGGCTATCCGTGTGGGCATTGACCTGCCTCACATCCGAATGGCATAACTTCATCTCATCGATGGTGACATCTGTACCGAGCGCATCTATCGCTCTTTCAAAATCTTTCACTTTCATAGTCTTTCAGTTTTGGTTTCACATTTTTTCCTCTGGCAATACTGCACATACTCTTTCAGTTTCATACAGTATAGTCCATTGATACAATTCCGGTGGAACTGGCAGTTCCTGCAGTCGTCATACATTCGGCCACAATTCTTTTTCAGATATCTGTAGATACTCAGCTATCACTTTTCTCTTGAGTGCATCAGGAATAAAATCCCCACGTAACCATCTGTAGACGGTTACACTTGTCACACGGCAGCGAATTGCTAACTGTGCAATAACCTCATTTCTTTGATTAGGTAATGAATTCACATACTCTTTAAATTCCAT